CTAGTTATGTTTATTTATAAAGTGGATAGGGTCGCTGTTTACTGGGTACTTCTCATTACGTCGTATTACCTTTACTGTGAAGCGTTCACCTTCGATCTCGACTTCCTGGCCGTCAGTTAAAAGCATAGCCTTTATAAACTTTTCTACACGTTCCGCAGCTTTTAGCGCCCCGTATGCCCTGTCGCCGTAAAGCGCCGTGCCTGCAAACATTGTCCACGCTGTATTATGTCCGTTTTTTACTTCCCGCTGGTGCGCTTCTTCCTGGTCGCCGCCGTAGCTGGCTGCGTACCCTCTAGCCGTTCCTACTTTTACGCTAATACCTTCCCAGCCTTCTAGTTTAACCTGGTCGTCATGTTTTAATATTGTCATGTTGTCGCCCTCCCTTATTCGCGTTGCTGGGCTTGTGCCCAGCTTGCCGCATTACCAGCCCCGTAGGGCTGTCACTCTGCGATTACCATTTTTCTACCTTGAATGTTATTTTTAATTGGGGGTTTAATTCTATGAGTTTCTTTTCATAATCCCGTACCATCATGTTTGCCTTTAATGCACTTTCTACCGTGTCTTCTAGCCGATAGGTATTACCGTTTGCGTGTACTCCGTAAGCAACTCTTGTTTTTGTCATTTGTACCGCCCCCATATATTTAATTTATTAATTGTATTATAAACCTAAGAAGTAAAGAAGTAAAGAAGTATTTACTTCTAAAATAAAAAAAATATTAGCGGCCCTGTTACAGGCCGCTTTTTACTAACTATTTATAGGGTCTTCGGGGCGTTTTAAATCCCCCAGCATATTAATTAAGTCTTTAGCCGCTTTTAGGCTATCGGGGTATTTTTCCCCGTAAACTACTAACATACGCTCTATAAGTTCCCGCTGCCCGTCAAGCTTTTGTACCTGGGCAATAACGCCTAATAACTCTTTAGTCTCAGGCATTAGCTTTGTATTGTACGGCACTAGCTTTGCCCCACTAGTTATTTGCTGGCCTTTCATTCGCTTACGCCCTCCTTTACTGTAGATATAATTATCTATATTGTAAGGCGTAGAAGTAAATAAAGCAAGAAGTAATACTATCATTACTTTTAAATAAACAAAAACAAGCGCCCCAGCTGTAAAGCCAGGGCGCGTATTTAATGAAGTAAAAATCATTTTGTTATTGTAAGGGCTATACCTACGTAGTTTTCGCTGTGTTTGTAATCGTATCGGTTATAGACGCCTACGTAACCCACTTCGCCTTTAGGTAATAGTAAAGGTATTCTAGGTACTTTTACCTGTACTTGGTGCATGATTATAACGCTAGCCTGGTCAATGGCCACTGTGTCCAGGTACTTAGGGTAGGCTTTTATAATATGGGCGTCCAGCTTTATAGGTGTGTTGTCTGTTACTGTAGTTGTAGTAGTTTTTCCGCTGGTGTCGGTACTCGTTACCTGGTCGCCAACTTTAGGCGGGGCCTTGTCGGGGTGGGCTGGGTCTACTATTACTACAGCGTCGCCACCTACTGCTTCCTTGTATGCGTCTGCTGCAGCTACGTAATTCTTGGCCGTAGTATTTATAACGTCGTCGGGTTTTTGGTTAGCTGCAGCTTTAATACCTGCGGCTACTTCTTGCTGCTGGAATAAGGTAGTAGGTACCTGGGCCGCGTCCATTACTGCCTTAGCCCCTGGTACGCTTTGCGCTTCGTTTTGGCTTATGCTGGTCGTCACTGGCTGCGGTTTGTGGGCGTGTGCCCATAACATATAAAGAAGTATTACTACTGCTACTATGGCCAGGCCCGTAGCTACTGGTATTACTTTACCCTTGTACTTTTCTAATATGTCGTCTACTTTCATGGTGTACCCTCCTGTTTTATCCTAATGTATTCCGTAAACTCTCGGCCAGTAGCCGCGCCTGCTCGGGCGTTATCCTAGAAGCGTCGATACCATCGGCATACCAGGGAAAAGCAGCCCTTACTAGTTCGGTCTGCGCGCTGCTGCAGTTATACGTATCACTGTTATCTATAAAGTTGTTTATTTCCTGGGCTGCCGACGCCCCTATAAGGTCGTTTACACCCCCTATAAGGCAATCGTCTATACCGTACGTTTTACCCACAAGCTGGAAGGCCCTGGCTACTATTGCCTGGCGTTGCTGCTCGGTAATCGGTATGCTAACTACGGCCAGCTGCAGGCAATCGTCGAATACGTTACCCTCTACAATTCGTACCGCGGGTCTTACAGCTTCTACTATGATCTGTCGCCCCTCTATTTCGAAGCGCGTAGCTGCGTGGCTGTAGACGCTATGCGTAGCTACTTGTATAAGTTTTTCTGTTACATGGTGCCTGCCTGTCGTTACAAAAATTAAGTCAAGCGTAGGCATAATGTTAGCCCTCCTTTAGCCAGGCTACTAGCCCGTCTATAATTACCTGGGCTACTTGCTGCTGGTATGCGTCGGTAGCTAATAATGCTTCTTCTTCGGGGTTACTGATAAAGCCCGTTTCTATGAGAATTGCGGGGGCGTCCGTATACTTCAATACGTAGAAGCGGGCTTCTTTGTCCCCGTCCCCGTCGCTAGTATCTTTACGTAGATACAAGCCAGGCATTTGTTTTTCGAATTCACCTAGTACGGCTTCTGCCAGGCTGTCGGCGCCCGTTTGCCCTGGGGTCGTCCATATCTCGCAGCCTACAGCTGTAGGGCTTTCGGCAGCGTTACAATGGATACTTATAAAGGCTGCAGCGGCGTAGTTGTTGGCCAGGTCTGTACGGTAGCTAAGGTCGTCGGTTACAGGTTGATCGTACATTTCCCGCGTCATTGTTACGGGTATATTTAGCCGCATAAGGCCCGCTTTTACCTTTAGCCCTATTTCTAGCGCGCGGTCGCTCTCGAATGTGCCGCCTGGGCCTACTGCGCCAGGGTCTTTCGTTGGGCCTGCGTGTCCTGGGTCAATAATAATCATTTTAGCCATGTTGTGTATACCTCCGTTATTTTAAAATATTGTCGCGCTTGCTACCGAAGTACAGGGCCACTTTTCCCAGCTGTTCTACCCCTGCAGCTGTAAGATTCTCGCATATGCTTACGAATTCTGTTACTGCTAGGTAGCTAGTAATTAAGTCCTTCGGTATCTCGGTAAGCAGTTTACCACTGTAGTAAGCAGGCGGCAGAACTTTTACCAGTAGGTTAGCCGCTATTAATACGATTAGGTAGCCTAATACTTTAGGTATAAACTTTTGACGCATAGCCAGGCTGTTAAGCGCCCCGCTATTCCAGGCAAGGCGAAAGCCACATATAAGGCCCCCGCAGCTTTGTGACTCCTTTAGTGTTAGCATTGAAATTGCTATCCACTTGGTCACTGGGTCAATAACGATCATTAGCCATAGGGCTAAGAAAGCGGTATCCATAGGCCCTAGTAAAAAAGTAATTACGGTAAGTACCGCGCCCCAAGCTAGCTTTACCTGCCAGCAGTTTATAAGGGTTTCTACTACGTAGCAGGCCCTTTCTGTAATGCTTCCAATTTCCATTGTTGCCCCCTTTATTCACTACCCATAAAATTAAAGAAGGAACGCAGCCGCGTTCCTTCTTATTTGTTATACTGGCCAGGTTATGGCCGTCACTTCGGCGACAGTAGTAGCAGCTTTTAGCGCTGCTTGCTTCTGCCATAACACTAATTTTACGCTATACAGATAACTGTCCAGGTCGTCGATTAGTGTTTTAAGTTCCCCAGCGTCCAGTAGCTGCACTTCTTTTTCGGTTACTGCCGCTTCTTTTGTAGGTCTAGCCCTAATAGGTGCTTTACCCGCTGGGGCAGCCCCTGGGTACCTTACTTTTGTTCCCCAGTCGCTTTCTAAAGTCCTGGCATACATACCGTTTAGTAGCTTTTGGGTTTCTACGTCGCTGTCGTAGCATAGCTCGGTGCCTGTAGCAGCAGAATAAAAGCCTGCTTCGTAGGCGGTGGCCGCTGCCTGGTCTAATTCTGCCAGCTTCGCTACTTGTAATTCTTGAATAGTTGGAACATATACGGGCCGCTTTACAGGTTTTCCGTCTACTCTGATATACTCGTTAGTAGCGTACAGTGCCTGGTCTTCGTCTGATATTTGTACTGCGTCAGCAGGTATATCTTTGTGCATACCTACTACATAGCTGGTTATGCGGTTTCCTTGGTTGTCGAATGTTGCTAAATACATACGTTTTACCTCCTTCTAGTACCCTATCGCGATATACGCGAATTGCGCGGCGTTGGTATTGCTGTAAAATCTAACGGTAGTTAGTGTACTGCTGTCCGCACTCCACCCTAAAGGTATTACAGCCGTAGTGTTTGTTAAGTCTACGGGTACCGCCAATAGGCACGCTTCGGGAAATTTAATGGGTAGCGTGGCGTCCGTTACCGTGGTGCCTGCGGGTACGCGCCCCCATTGGACTACAAAATCCACCTTTTTGCCGTTAAAATTTACGGGTAGCAGCATCCAGCCGTCGACAGTCAGCAGCGCCGTAAACTGCCCCAGCGTCACTACATCGTCGCTATCTTCGCCAGGCAGGGCTTTTACTTTCGTCTTATTGTAAGGGTACGGGGTACAACTTACTACATTCCCCGCGCTATCGGTTACCGCTTCGCCAATAAATACACGGGTAACGGTATCCCATGTACTGCCATCGTAGTGTGTGGCTATTCCTTTTACGGGGTCGTATAGGTTTACGTCGCTTGAAATTTCGTGCATAGTAATTTCTGCGACTTGAAAAGTATTCGAGGTGGCGGTTACCCCGTCGATTCTCGTAGTACTATTACCTAACACGCGCCAATACCTGGAAGGAGTGGAGGCGTCAAGTACTATCTTATTAATTCCAGGCGTAAGGGCTGTAGTCTTCACGTCGTTCCAGGCGTTGCCGTCTGTAGACCGTTGTATTTTAGCGTTGTTCGCGAAAGTTGTAGTGTTTATTGTTAGTAGGCGAATGTGCCTAGCAACACCAAAGTCATACCCTATTTGCCTCGCGGTGTACGACGTACCCCCTTCTGACCCCCAGTTGTCGGCTTGGTTGCTGTTAAATGCGTATTCTTTCGGGTAGCCTGCTGTTTCCCCGCTTGCTATAGCCGCGCCGCCTACGCAAAGGTTATCTGTGTAAATTGTCTCGTCTACCTGCCCTTCTATAACCGTCAGCTCTACGTACTCCGCCATTTCTACTTCTGGCACGCCCCATGTGCTACCACTAGGCAAATTATTGTTAGCTAATAACCTCCAATACTGGTAAGAGCCTACAGCAGGTACGTATATGGTATTTTGTGAAACCCCTACGCCTTGGGTTACGGCTGTATTCCACGTTAGCCCGTCTGCTGAGTACTCTACTTTTAAACTTGATACAGCATTATTAGCTATACTGCTCTGTAGTATTTCCACGCGTCTAATGCTTTTAGGAGTTCCGAAATTATACCCTATATACGCCGCGCCTAACTGGTTAGCGGCTGACTGGTAGCTTGCCCAGGCTGTAGCACTACCATCATTATTGAAAGCCCTGCCAGCTACATAAATGCCGCTATCCCCGCCACTTATAGCCGTACCACCTTCGCAAACGTCAGCGGTATAGTGCCCAGGTACTACGCTGGCCACCTCAGGCTTTACAGTTCGCGGTTTGTTCTTGGTGCTACCTACTGTAAGATTACCATTAGCGTCGCGGGTTACGTATACATAGTGAGTTTGCAGGGCTTCGTACATTTCGATTTCCTGTACATACCAGTAACACCCTGCCCCCTGCGCATTATTACATAGTAACCGCCAGTACTTGTGGCTTCCGCTAGGGGGAAGGGTGATACTATTTTCCCCTATGGCTACAGTAATTATATTAGCTGTAGTCCATGCTGTGCCATCGTCTGAGTACTGGGCTTTAACGCTGGTAGCTGCCCCCGTTGCGCTCGGTTGGTATAGTCTTAACTTACGAATAGCTGTAGCAATAGTGAATATGTAGCCTATATACGCAGCCCCGTTAGTAGCCGCTGCTATTTGGCTACTGCCCCATGCGCTGGCATTGTCATTATCAAAAGCGTTAGCTTTTACATTTGTGCTGTAGTCGCCCCCACTTATCGGCGTTCCCCCTGTACATAAATCGGCCGTATAACTAAGTGGTATAGTTTGCGAATTTGCCACGGTAAGCCCCAGCGTAATATCTGCAAGTATCTGCTGTATGTAGTCTCTAGCCCCTTTAGCATTAAATCCAGCAGCGAAAGCAATCAACGTACTTTCTTGTACTATTACCTGCCCTGCAGTAACCGTATCCTTTATAAGGGCGTTTATCGCGCCCTCTGTGGAATAAGGCCCGTTCAATACTACGTTTCTACCCAGTTGCCCACCGCGCTCTGCTAGCATCCTATCATTACTAAAAAGCTGTTTTAAGTAACCGTTTATAAAGTCGGCATGTACGTCGTCAGTAGTCTGTATTTCGGGCATAGTCTCCAAGTAGTCTAATAGATTATTAAGATTAGGCATGTGTGTACCCCCTTTCTAAAATTCTTCGTTCCAGTCAAAAACTAACTCGCTATCTACGTCTTTACCCTTGTTAGTAAAGCGTTTGATAGCTATGACGTCGCCGTCTGCGTCCACTAAAGCTATCTCGTTTATATTCATGCCGTTAAGTTCTGTAGTCAGTAGCCGCCCCGTGTACCTTACTGTAGTGGTTACGGGGTAACTTACCGCTTCCAGGTCTTTACGTAGTAACTCATTTCCCAGCTCCGTAAGTTCCGTTACTGGGGCTACTGGTTCTAGGCTGCCGTCTACTCCGCCGTCGCCAAAAGCCATCTTTACTATTTTAGGTAGTACGCCGCTGGTACCGTGGGCCTGGGCAAATTTCTCGCGGCCTTTAACCGTTGTTACGCTGTACGCCATTGTCCACTACCTCCTTTTTCACTACCACACCGTTTTTAATGGTCGTAATTTCTAAGCTGCTTTTTATTGCTACCTGGTTATCTGCCACTATATAGCCCCCTTTTCTACTGTTACCCCAGCCTGTACCCGTTTGAAGTATACACTATTCCCGCAGCTGGGCGTGTCTGCCGCATAGTTGCCAAATTTCCGCGTACCGTCAAATTTAAAACCGCTATTCCATTTCTGCGTAGCTTCGGTAAATGGTTTAGCGGTTTTATTTTCTTCGTATGATGTTATTACGTGATTTTGTGTAAAGCTACTACCTGCTAGGTGCCCAGGGACTAAGCCGTCAAATTTCTTACTGCCGTCGAATTGGTAGGCGCCATTCCACAAAAATTTACCGCCTGCCCCGTCCAGGTTCCAGAAATTCATACTGTCGGTCATATATAGCGTAAGCTTCGGGTCTTGTTTAATGCTTACAGCTGTTTTAACTTGCCACTTGAAAAGTAACCCTAAATGAGCATGTATGACATTCTGTATCTGTGGCGCCATATCGTCGTAACCTGGTACGTCGCCCCCGAATTCAATGATAACTACAAAATTTTCAATATCTACCGAAGCTTTTACAGGTACGCTAGTATATGCACTTATTAGCGCGTACAGCAAGTCTACGCCGAAGTTTCCTATACCGCGCCATTTAGCAAGTATACGACTTCTGCGGGCTTCGTACCCGTCAGCCGCTACCACTGGAATACCTAAAATGCTTTCCCAGTATTTTAGTCCCCAGGTAGCCGTAACAATATACAGCTGCAGCCGTACGTCTTCGTTCTTGTCGGCTACATTGTCCAGGTCGGCGGCTATTGCCTGCTGCAGATTAGCGTAAAGCTTCGAATACGCGTAGTAGTCGGGGCCGTTGTTCACCATTCTAAGAGCGCGGTTACCTATCATAAGGTAATCGCCCCCAGTACAGGCGCCTGTTCTGTTCCTATAACTATGTCAGCTATGCCCCCGTTTACCGTCAGTCCGCTGTAGTTCAGTACCCCAGCAGTAGCAATAAGCAGGCCGCCTATCTTCGCGTAGGCTACGGCCGTAACCGCTTCGTCGAATACTATAGCCTTAATATAGTCATTTACGGCCAGCGTAAAGGCGGCTAGTACTTCTGGCTTCGTTACCCCTGCGGCCAGAGTTAGGCTAGTGGCCGCTATACTAAGGGTAAGGGCGTCGGCCGCTTTTACAAACACCCTAGCCCCGCCTGGCGCTTTACCGTACCCCAGGCCCTGGCCGTACACGCTTACTACGTCTACCTGGTCTACGTATACTACTGTGGTCGTATCAGTGGTAAGCCTACGTACTTCGATTTCTAGTGCCTGGTCGCCGTTGTAGTAGAAAGGCAATTCAATATGGCCGAAGGTCGCAGTCAGCTGCGAAGCTTTATAAATGGCTGTAGCGTCTAGGCTGCCGCCCTTGGTCTGTTTGATAGCTACCTTGGTACCATTGTCGCGTACTGTGATCTTAAAAAGGTCTGTAGCGCCAGCGCTACTATCCACTTTAACTTTTACCCTGGCTTTAAAATGGTTTTCCGTTTCTAGCAGATGGTCTACAGGGGCGTAAGTCGCATACCCTGGGCCGCCAGCGTCATAAACCATTTTAAGGCTGCCTTGTGTATCGTCCAGCAACGAATTGTCTACGGTAACACCCAGGCCGCCAGCTGTGAAGCTTTCTGCTTCTACTGTGGCCGCTAGTATAGGGTCAATAGCTTTCTGCACTACAGACACGACGCTGGGCGTAGCAGGCGCGAAGTCCGTACCTACTAATACCAGTTTTACCGTACCATTACCATTCCAGCGCGGCAGTACCCGTACTTTGCCCACTACATTTAGGGCTTCTACCCAGCGTACATAATCGTGCTTATTGCCGCCTGTGTCGGGGTGCCTTACCTTGTAGTCGTACCTGGCGTACGCGCTTTCGTCGCTCTCTATGTCTTCGCCTGGTAAGGTTATAGCGTCGTCGGTTATTACCCGTACGCCTGGAATTGGTGGTATTAGCATAAACTGGCTGCCTACAGGTACATTACCGATTACGCCCGCCTGTGTGCAGGTTATGGCTACCGACTTAGGCCCGCTTATTGCGTACGCTACTTTAGCGTCAGCCGTAAACTCTACGGGGTTACCGCCGCCGTCAAGGACTACCGTACTTACCTTATAGCCTGCAGGGATAACTACACCCGCGTCGGCTTCTACAGTAATGCGCCGCTTTGCTGCAACCGCTGGTTCACGATCTAACCCTATCTCGGCTAGAATGTAGTCCAAGTACTGCCCTTCGGCGTACATAGCGAAGCTGTTTTTTAGAATTGTATCCTGGTTAGCTTGTAGCTGTTTTACCTCTATTGGGGTAGCGGCCACCGTGTCATATGTAAAGTCGCCAGGGTCTTTACGCCAGGTATCGGGTATACGCTCTACTATTCGGTCGCGTATTACTGTTTCATTTTCTTCAAATATGGGGCTATATGTTGGTCGGCCAGACACTTGTTAAAACCCCCTCTACAGTTACTTCTTTGTCAAATATAGTCTTTGCCGTGAATACTACGTAAACGTCGTTAGCGTCCTGGCGGGCTATAACTATGTCTACTACGTCTTTTACCCAGGCGTCGTATATGATTGCTTCTTTTATGGCCCGCTGTAGTTCCGAAAGCCTTACGCTGTCGGTTATATCGGGCCTGGTTAAAATTAGGCTAGCGTCGTTACCGTATTTATGGTGTAGCGCGACGTTATCAGGGTTCGCGTAGATACGAAAGCGCCCGCGGGTCGTCTGTTCAGCCTTAATTATGACCTGCTCGGCCGCTTCCATGCCTGCTACTACCAGGACTTTACCGTTAATATCGGTAGCGAAGTCGCCCGTAAGCCAGTCGAATACAGGGCTTTTCTTGTCTGCTATCGCCATGCTGTTACCCTCCTAGCCAGTAGCTAACTACGTATTTTATAGCCCCACCTACCGAAGTCGGCATAAGGCTTACCAGGTCACCAGCTTGCAGCGGGGTAAGGTCGCCAGTCCTATAGTATTCGTGCCCTTCTTCGGGGTCTGTTCCCTGGGCGTTATTCCGTACTATGAATGGCGGTACTAGTAATTCACTACCGCTGTACGCCCTGCCTATCCCCGCTACCTGTACGCTGTTACCGCTGGTCATCGTGCCCAGGGTTACGCCGCCGTTAATTTTCTCTACCACGGCCCAGCGCTGGGAAGCTGCTGTATCTACCATTGGGAATACCAGCATACGGTCACCTATTTTAAGCGGGTACATACTTACAGGCATTTCGAAAAGGGCCATATCTACAGCTTGTTTGTCACCTTCAAAAATAAAGCTGTAGGCTGCGGGTTCCGTGGTAACTACGCGAATTACCCGCATACCTGGGGTAGTTTTATCGTCGCCGCGTATAATGCCCAGTAGGTCTATACGTCTACCGCCTGCCATTAATTACTACCCCCTTTCTTTATCCCGTATTTCTCAATTTGCTTTTGCATTTCCGCGCTATACCCTGGGCTTTCTTGCACCCCTGTATTTGTATCGGTTTCTTTATCCGCTTTTTTGCCGCGGCTTTTACGCTTGCCACTCGTACCGTCGGCCAATTCTGTAATCTCCGTGTTAGCTTCCTGGTACTGTATTTCGGGAATGTCGGGCGCTTCGGTAATCTCGACGCTGACAGTTACCAGGTTGTCGCTGGCGAAAGTATGCGTAACATTCCTAATATAAAAGCCCCCTATAATCCCCGTAAGTTCTTCTTCTACGTAAATCGCGTCGCCGCTATAGAATTGTGGCATAGTCCTGTCGGGGTTAATGCCTTCTATATCCATAGTGGTATTTACTACGGACAACTTGGCTAGTAACTCTTTGGCGTAAGCTTCCATAGTATCTGCCTTGTCCTTGTCTACTTCCTCAAAATGTATTTGGTGCCCATATTGCTGTAGGGCCTCATTATCTACTTCGTATACGGTCTTACCCGTCTCTCGATTAACTAGCTTAATTACGGGGCAGGTTTCTTCTACGCTTTCCTCTATCGCAGCACTAGTAAGATTAACGCCTACGGTAAAAGCCCATATCTTAGCAGGTACCTTTCGCTCGAAAAGGTATAGCCCCTCGTCCTTTACCCCTGGGTTATACCTAAACCAAAACTTTCTGCCGTTAGCCTTATACGTCCTGGCCATTAGGTCTACAACTATTTTGTCGGGCGTACTATTGGAGTAGTAAAGGGCTGTAAATACCGCCCCCGTATCCTCTAACTTTTGTACTTTTACGCCTACTTGCTCGGCTAAATATCGAAAGCCTTGGGTAGCCGTTTGGTTTTTAATATAGTAGTCGTCGGGCGTTCGCTTAAAGTAAAAAAGCGGGTCATATGCTTTGAAGATTACTCTATGATCTATTGTCTTACCGCGACGTAACATAAAACCAAAAAACCAGCGTTCCCCGTTATACCATAACTCGACGGGCTGGCCTAGAAAGTTTACCAGCTTATCGCTATAGGCTACTTCGAATTCCAGTACCCTACATACGCCGTTAGCCTGGTCATGTATTCGTGGCGGTGAAGTCAGTATATCGCGTAAACTTTGGCCGTTAAGCCGTATGTCTAACATAACTTACCCCCCTGCTGTCGCTGCGGCGGCGGGCCGTTCTTCTGGTACTTTCTTGCCCTTTTCTGGTAGTGTACCGCCCGTTTCTACTTGCCTGGGTATTACTACTTTATGTTCTTTAAAAGTAACGCTGTACGCTATGTCACCTTCGAAGCCCTGGGCTTTCCATGTAAAGCTTGAGACTTTCATGGTTTTATTAATGTCGTACGCTGGGATAATAACCTGCAGCACTAGGCTTTCGTCCTTCCAGGCGCTAAACCAGTTTCGGTACTCTATCGGCTTCTTAATGTTGACCATAGCGCAGTACCCCGCGTCGTAGCGACCAGGGAAGAAGCTAGAAAATATAAGTGTGTCCAGTTCGACGCCGCTATGAAAATCTACGTTCCCCAGGTTTAATACTTTTACGGTATCTGATATAGCGTTACCGTCGCCGTAGTCTATTGTTTCTGGTATAACAGGTATCTGTATATACGTATCGTTTTTGGCGTCCTTTATGGTTATTTCCACAGGTACCTTGTTCCAGTTATTCGACGACGGGCCGCCAGGTAATGTAATACCCAGCCCTATAACGCTGGAAAGCTGACCTATGGCCGAAGGGACAAAGGGCGCTAATTGGGCTATGGCAAGGCTTTTAAACGCGCCAAAACTAAACCGCATTATAATAACGCCCCCATATCCGCGGTCATTATGTCATTAGCACCGCTTAGTTCTTCATGCAATATGTCTATTACTTCTTCCGCTATCTGCCTGGTGTTCTTATCTACACCGCTAATAGTTAACTGGCCGATCAGTGTACCTATTTGCGTGCTGCTGCCGCCTGCCACTTGTGCCGCGGCGCTAGCGCTTATAGGTATACTACCGTCTACCCCTGCAGCTGTAACGCTTGCTCTACCTACGCCCATACTCGGCGCTGCGCTAAACGCGTCGCCCATTGCCCCATGAAGTGTACCAGTGTTAGCCCTTACACCCTGGGCCATAGTGGACATTATAGCGCCGCCGCTATACGTAAGCTGGCTAAAAGGCCCTTCCTTTGCATCGGAAAAAGGCATTAGCTTTCTTACTGCGCCGAATACGCCCGTTACGCTGTCTACTAAATAGCTTTTCATACTTAAAATCCCGTCTACAAAAGTACGTATTAACGTAGCGCCCCAAGTTAGGGCCTGGGGTATAAGATTCGCGAAGAACTGGGCTACCTCGGTAAGCGTACTACTTACTCCCTGGCCTATCCAGGTAAAAGCCATCGTAAAGCCAGCTACTACGTTAGTCCATAACGTACCGAAAAACTGGCCTACCATTGCCCAGTTTTGTACTAGCCATAATCCCGCGCCTATTAATAGTCCTATACCTGCTACTAGTAAATAGGTCGGGTTCGCCATCATAACCAGGTTAAGCGCCCCTTGTGCTATGGCCCATACCTTAGCCGCTTGTGCTGCTAAATACATCATACTTACGATAGCGTAGCCAGGGCCTAGTATAACGCCTAAAGCTATTCCTATACCCTGTACAAACGGCGCTATAGGCTGCCAGTATGCTATGAAGAATTCGGCTACTGCTAGTACTGCAGTCCCCAGCAGGGAAAGCCCTGTTAACGTAGCGGGCAACGCTGTATCTATTAGCCAATTAAGTATAGGGGTAGCGTACATAGAAATTAGATTAAAAGCGTCGCTTATTACTGTTCCTATGAGCGTGAAGCGGGCTGCGTTTGCTGTCATAAAATTTTTAACCTCGTCGGATATGGCAGTAATAACACGGCCAACGAAAGAAAAGCCCCAGGCGAATACATCGGCAAAGGCTATGCCGAAAGCCTGCGCTTTAGCCGTGATTGCCTCCATCGTCCCGTCCTCTTGTATCTTGTCTAGAAAGTCAAGCGTACCCGCTAACCCTGTCCTCATTCGTTCGAACAAAGGTTTACCGAATTCGCGGCCCATTGTCCCTATAAAATCGGCAGCGTTAGAAAGCATACCTTTGAAAGTTTTACTCTGCAGCTTCATCCCGTCTTTATAGCGTTCTTCCATGATAGTAAATAGTGCCGCGTTGAACGCTTGCATATCTGATATTTGACCTTTACTATTAATGGCCGACGTTCCCATTTTCTCCGACTGTGCGGCTAGCATATCTTTTGTTATGCCGAATTCTTTCAGTCTTTCAACTTCCCCCGTCTGTGCATCGGCTACCGCTTCTACAGCCTGCATTAACGGTTTACCCATTACACTGGCCATATCTCCTATAGTGCCTAGCGTCTTTTGTGCGGTAATCCCATACGACTCTAACCTGGTAGTAGCTTCAACTATCTGCGGTATTTCAAATGGGGTATCCGCTGCGAACTTAGCGGCCCATTCTAGAACCTCGGCTGCTCTTTCGCTGCTCTTTAGTACCACGGATAACGTGTTTTTGTACTGTTCCATTTGTGCATTAGATTCAATTAGCCAGTTATACAAGGACACGGCTGTAAGCATACCCATAACTATGCCCAGTACGCTACTTAGCCCCATAAGAGACGCGGTAAGAGAAGCTACGCCCCCCGCCAGCCCTCGTACGCTTAGACTGGCCGCCCTACTTCCAGCTGTAAATGCTCCTAGTCCCGTGGTACTACTCATAGCACTACGCCCCATGTTATCTACTGACCTGCTCCCTTGGCGGGCTGTGTCCCCGAATTGCCTAGTAGTTCGTGTCATACGGCTAACGGGGTCGGAAAAGCCGTCTACCATATCAATGCGGGCGCCCATCCTAAATTCTCTTGCCATAGCTAGCCCCCCTTCTTGTTCTTCTTGGTGGCTTTATCTTGTGCTTCTATCGCCAGCAAGGTAGCTTGATAAATAAATTCCTTTTCTAACGGCGGCAGATTATATATTTCGCTGGGCAGCTTGCCTTTTTCATTCCATATGTAGGCTAGTAGCTGCGCTTCACCGTTAGTCTTTAGGAGTTTTTTATTTCTTCGGCGTCCTCTGCCGCAGTTTTAGGGCCGAAGCCGCTAGTATCCTGTACTTCTATAGCAAAATTATGAATTTCCCCAGGGCTTAAAAGGGCTTTTACCGCGCCTTCTGCTGTATTGACCTCTAGACCTGCCGCTTTTAGTTTATCGAAAAGCTTTTTGCTTGCAAAAGTAAAGTCGCTGCGGGTGTCTTTGTCTACCGCGGCAATAATAACCAATACCATTAATTTATCGTCGTCCATTTCTGGTGCCATGCGTCCGCCCTTTTGCTTAACGAAACTCATGCTAGACTTTTTAGCTGCTTTGTATTCGTCATGGCTAATCGCTGTAAAAGGTATAAGACCTACCTTGTCGCTTTCGAATTCGCTTTGTTTGACAGTAGCAAGGGCTGCGTTATCCTTTGTAAGAATCTCGTCAAGAGTAATAAACTGTTTTTCCATGTTGTCAATACCTCCACAAATTAAAATAATAAGGGCTAGGCTTTTAACGGCCTGCCCCATACTGTTGTTACCCTATGCTGGTTAAGTAGCGGAAATTATCAAAAGTAAAATCTACGTCCATTTCTACTAAGTCCCCTAATTTCCAGCCGATAAGCGGCGCGCTATCGAAGCTTAGGCCCGAAAACATTATAGCTTCTTCGCCGCGGGCGGTAGGGTCGGCCAACTTGCCAATATACGTATATTTACCTGTAGGGTCAGCGGCTATCTTAGATACCAGGCGACTATCTACTTTCAGCTGGTTAATACTACCTTTACCTGTACCCCCTGTCACCTTGTGACTGGTTAAAAACTTGCCCGCCTGCTTAATTTCCTGCTTTTCAAAATCTATCCCAGCTTCGAATTCCTGGGTCGTGGAAAGTTCTTGCCCGTTTTCGTCGTAAACGAAGCCGTACAGCCCGTTTATCACGTCATTAACTTCATATTCTGCCATCTAAGCGGCCCCCTTTCTTCTTAGAAATGTAATGTAATTTTTTGATAGATTCTTTCCATGCTGTCTACTGGCGTCAAGTCTGCGTAGAAAAAAGCTTCGTCTGGTTTAGGGTGGAATACAGCGTCAGTACCGTGGTACTGCGGGTCTTCACGGTAGTAATAGCCAGGTTGTACGACTTCTAGCGTAACTAGCGCCTTCAAGTACGTATCTTCTACCGTACTAGCGTATGTTTGACGCGCGGCCGCCGTATTACTCCGTGTTTTCTTGTACTCATTGCCGAAGACTTCCAGGTCGTGGGAGATTTGATCTAGCGCATTGTTAATACGTACCTTACCCATTTCCTTTACTTCGTCGGTCATAGGATTGACCAGTGTATTTACGCCCTCGTCGATAAGGCAAGCCGTACCCTCCATCATAAAAAGAAGCGTTCCGTTTTCTTTTGCTACGGCCCGTTCTCCAGGGGTTGGCTGCTTGTTTACCGCGTTGTAGTCTATTACCTCGTCGGTAAGTGTGCGGTTCAAAGGAATAGACGCTACGCGGGCAGCTATGAAAATAGCCATCTCTGCAGCCGTGTACCCGTCGCAGCCATTACCCACGTTAACTATACCCCTATGGTTACAATTCGTACTTGCTTGGTCTGCAGCTTCACGGCCCGCATCCCAGTCAGCAGGCCCTCCACGTACCCAGGTAACGTAAAAACCTTCGCTACGTACGCGCTTCGTAAATTCTTCGGCCACGGCTAAAATAGTTTCGTCGCTGATACCATCAAAGGTAAAAGCGTTAGCCTTGCCGTCAGCTTCGATAGCCGTCATAAAGTCGCCGTAGTCTTCTACCGTAATAGCGCTGCCATTATTACCACCTGTAAAGCTTACGCCTGCGGTATTTACAGGTAAAGACGTTCCTTTAGCCGTAACCCTTATATGGTCGCTGTAGCCTATTTTGATGGCCAGTTCTTCCAATGTAGGGGCGTCGAAGCGGGCTAAAAGCCTGCTATTCTCTGTTATTTCTACCATTTTGCCGCCTGCGTAGTTAAGGCTGTCTTTTACAGCAGCAACAAAAGCGCGGTCGGAAGGATAAAGAGTTTCTAGAGTTAGGGCCATTTGTTCGGAAGCTGCATTTAATACGCAGGTTCCTTTTTTCGCTGACGTAGTAGCCATGCGCCAGGCTAGTACGCGCTGCGGTTTACCTTTGAAAGCGTGGGCGCTAATCTTAAAAGCTGTAAGGGTTGTAAGTTTAGCGTTATATAATTTGTCGAATTCACTACCGTATAACACTGTTTTAAGCTGATTTACAGGCCCCCAGTTAGAAGTAAACGGGTAGGCTACTGTACCCCTGGCTCCAAGGGACACGTATTCTACGGCTGCCCGCATTAGCGTATAAACGCCCGAAAGAATTTTACTAGTACCTTCTAGGTATGTACCTGCCATTATTTACTTCACTTCCTTTTTTCTAAATTCTTCTAGGCGGGTCTTCGCTTCTTCTACGGTAATAGCTTCATCTACCCCGTATAAGGCGCCCGCTAGAATTTCGGGCTTAACGCCGAAGAATTTTTTAGCAGCGTTAAGTAATTCGCGTTTATCATACTTGCTAGCTTCTTCTACGGCTGGCTTTTTTGTTGTTGCCATTTTGGTATACCCCCTTAGTGGTTTTTAACATCGTAGCCCCTCGCGCTTTGTAGCCTGTTGCCGACAAAGGTAGCGTGTGGGGCTTCGGGTGGCTTCGTCCTGGTGTATGTTACTTCATATACCAGGTTAAAAGGTACATTAAGATTTTCCGCGTTGTTAAAAGTAATTTCGCAGCGTTTTAGCAGCGCTATTACAATGCCTGCGGCGTCGTAAATAGGTAGTATACCTGCCCGTTCTTCCAGGTCAGTAATAAGCTTTTCCTGTACGTCGGCCAGGTGGTCTATATTCGCTATATAAAGTTTGCCGTACTGGGTTACCCTATTTACATAGGCCCAGCGGGTTAGGTTGCGGTCTTTGCCCCTGCTCGGCGCTTCCCAAACGATTACAGGGCGGGGCAGCTGTGGGGGCGCGTCAGTCAGTCTATAACTGTTAATACTGACGGTAGCCTTTACCCAGCGCTGTACGGTATTAAGTTCCGCTAGATACTTACTATCGGCTGCCATTATTACCCCCGTCCACTTCGGCCCATAAGCGCCGTAGTTCGAATTCTATAATAGTCGGTATGTCTTCCTCTAGGTATTGCATAGTCTTTTCAAACATGTGCGCCCCTGCTATGGTCTTACCCGTAAGTACCATGCCCCCCTTAGCGCTAGGGTCGTAATGAAAGCCGCTGCCCGTCCATCTGCCAGGTACAAATTGCCCCTCTTTTTGTGTGTAACCATCGTTTACGTGTATAGAGTAGTCTACCGCTGTACCTACCCGTACGTAAGATACGCCACTGTTTACGTTCAGTTCGTACACGCTGTCGGGATTTCCCATACTAAAGCTAGCAGCTAGGCGGCCTGTTCTTACAGGGGTTAAGTCGTGTAAATATTCCATAGTACGAAGCCCCGCGGTACGTAGCACGCGGTCTTTCATGCGGTTTATACGGTCAGTCGGTAGCGTCTGCAGGAAGTTAGCCCATTGATCTAGTCCCGTTATTCTGATACCGCCGCGGGCCATTACAAAAATCGTACGCCGCGTTCAGAAGTGGCCGTATTAACGCGGTCGTAAGCTGCAGCATAAGGTTTTAGCATAGCTTCTACAGTTTTTAGCGGGTCGGACGTTCTCGCATATAAACCTGTAGGCCCTACTTCCGTAATGTTACCAGTAAGGCTGTCTGCCGCCCCCGTAAGGCCCTTAGACATAATTTCAAAGGCCAGGCTTACCGCGTCTTTTACAGTAGTTTGCGGCAGCTGTTCGCTGTATGCGGTAGCTGGCAATACGCCGCCTATAATCCCTACGGCGTAGGCGTTAGCCCTTCCTAAGAACTTAGCAACTTCGCCAGCTTCCATACTAGCGGCGGTAGGGTATAACGCGGGTAGTTCTACAGCTGTTACGTACGACATAAGGCTACCCCCTTTACTTTAAAAGCGCTTCGGCTTTTCCTTGGTCTACTGCAGCGTCAATAATTACGGCCTTAGTAGCTTCGGCAGGGAATTCTACGCCCACTCTAAAAGCCGCTTCTACTAATTCGTCTTTTTTGTATTGGTTATCCAGGGCCTTCTTTACTAGCGCTACCGCGTTAGCTGCTTCTAAGGCTGCGGCTTCCTGTTCTTCCGCGGTGGGTTCGCCGCCTTCGTTACTTTGTCCGTCTTGAATAGTAACGGTAGTCTTATTTACTACACCGCCTTCTGCTTCCTCTGCGACAGCTTCCGCGCTTCCCTCGGTGATAAGCTGCTCGTTAATCTCTTGGCCGTAGTCTACGACTTCGCCCGCTGCTACCCTGGCACCGTTATATTTACTATTCACTAACATTCTAATACTCAATTTAAGTCCCCCTATACGAAAAATAGGGGCGTATTCCTCATACGCCCCCTTTATTTGGTTATGCTAATACGGTAGTAATGGTAATGTAGTTCGGTTCCATGATCTTAGGGAAAGCAGCCGCTACTACTTCGATAATGGAACGCATAGGGCGCTGCTGGTCGATAGTGTGGGCGTACATTCCAGGATTCATACTGTTTTCTACAGTAGGGCCTAGCAGTAAGCTTCCGATCTCGCCGCCCTCTTTTAAGAAGACGCCTTTCTTAGCGTCTAGTAAACGCTGGGTTACTCTCGCGCCACCGCTGTCCACGTCGCGGTACGTTACCAGGCTGTCGAAAGCTTCGACTTTAGGCATTTGGCGACTAACTAAGAATGTATTCAATTCGTCGATAGTTAAAACCTTATCAGAATAGCCAGTAATAGCCTTACGCAGCGCTACGTCGTTCATCATTACACGAATAGCAGCGATAGAAGTTACGTATACGTCAGGGCTAAAGCCGTTAAGGTCTACATAGTCCTGTACCCAGGCTTCGTAATCGGCCAGGATAGTAGGAGTAGCTGCGTTCCATTTTACGGCCGCTACTTCGATATTCGTTACGCCGAAGTCTACGCCTAACTTAATGCCGCCCTTATTGTAGGCTAGTTGGCCAGTCCCCATGGCTTGCCATTTCATCCATTCCATACGTGCGTCAAGATTGCCCTTGATTAGTGCAGCCTTGCCTAGCAATTGCTTTTCTGCGATAGCGCGACGGCCTGCATTGCCCTTGTCTTGTAAAGCCGCTAATTCTTTCTTAGTGACGATGTAAGACTGGCCAATGTCGGTAATCTCGCCGCTTACTCTGCGTACAGGGTCGCGGTCAGTTAGTGGTAATTCCGCGCCGCTGTCTACAATGTCGGCCATGTCAGCTTGGCGGGTTAGTACCGTTTCGTTAAAATCAATATCATACGTGTTTTCGTTCGGTAAAAAGCGGCTACCAATGTACCCCTTTTTTACGGGCACCTCTTGAATTGTTTCGGAAAACAAAGGGTTTTGAAAGTATTCACTGTATTGTGCTAAACCTGCCATGTTATGTATGCCCCCTAAATTTATTTTTTACTGTGTGAATTAAACAAAGCGGATAAAACCCTGTAAGGCTGTTTTAAAAGCTGTAGTAACCCCGATAAGCATACCGTTATAAACGGCGCCATGTACCAGGACTTGCCCCGCGGTTACGTTCGGGTTAGTGCCTGCGTCAGTAGCCTGGAATTTAATGCTTTCGTCCAAGATAACGGGATTCGACTTCCCAGCTGGGAAAGCACCTGTAGCGTCTGCGTACTTCTCGTATAAGCCGCTAGTATTGTCTTTCACTAAGCAGGTACCTTCTAGTACCAATTCATTAACTGTGAATTTACTACCATCTAGCGTAATACCGTTAGTAATGTACGCATAATGGGCGCTAGCCTTAATTTCGCGGCCTGCGGTAGCGCTGGAATGTCTGATTGTTACGTCACTCATGGATAATACCCCCTAATTATTTTTGTTCTTTGTTGATACCTAACATACTTAGGGCTTCGCTTTTCAGTTTGGCGTGTTTGGCGGCCGCTGCTGTACTAGCTGCTGGTGCCCCGCCCCCTGGTGGCTTACCCTTGAAGCCCGCGCCTGTTCCGCTGCCGTCGTCGTTTTCTTCTTCGCCTGTAGCTGCTGCGAATAGGTTAGGTTCCGCTTCGGCCATCTTACGAATAGCCTTTTCTACGCTCTTACCGATTAGCTTACCTTCGTCGTCGTATTCGATATGGTCGCTATAATCGGCCAGCGCCCGTACTACCTGGGCGGGGTTTAATGGCTTATGCTTACCAGTCATTTTAAGAACGGCGTTTTCTAGGGTTAAGCGCGTTATGGTGCTGCCCACGTCGCCTACCTTGGCCAGTTTTGCGTTAGCGTCCGTAAGCTGCTTTTGTACTTCGCTTTCGCTCGGTAGCTTACCCTGGCCCGCTAGTACCATTGCCGCCACTTGCTCAAAAAGGTTCTTGTCGTTAACAGTCGCAGGGTCTAACGTGATACCTGCAGCCTTTAACACCTTTTTTAGTTCCTGGCGCGTACGCTTAGTTATAATGCGGTTAACCTCATTTTGACTAATGCTAGGTACGTCGTCGGGGTCTGCTGGGTCGTACTCTGCAGCTGTATCATGTTCTTTTTGGTCAATGTCTTCCGCTGTAAGTAGCGCCGCTAGCTTCGCCTGGTACTCGGCCTTTGTGATTTTCCCCGCCTGGTAGTCTGCCTGCAATTTCTGCAGTTTGTTCATGGTTATACCTCCCGTTTTATGCCCGTCGGCTTTTTGCCCAGTTATTCGATGCGTTACAGGTAAACGCGGCGCCCGCCGTAGCGGTGCGGAAATAAGAAAAACGGCCGAAGCCGTTATATGTGAGTTTATGGCCGCCTGCCCTGGCAGGGCCTGCTATGTTGTAAGCCTGCTGCCTTATCCCTACTGGGGGCTTATGGGCTACCCTGTAGCAGCGACGGTATACCGTCTATCTGTTAGCTTTACCAGCGGCGGCCATGTTGTTACTTCATGCCTAAATCTTTTAGTATGTCGTCTACGCTGGCCTGGGGCGCTTTCGCGTCTACAGATTCCATAAATAGCGTAAACTCGGCTACTACGTCAGCGGGTGCCCCAGGTTTTAAATGCCAGTTACCAGGTTCCCCGACGAAGTAAGGGCTTTTTGTAAATTCGGGTTGTTCTCCTGTCAATCTAGGCCCCTCCTTTTAAGTTTTGCTAAGTATTCGGGGCTTTTTAAATAAGCCTTGTTTGCTCTTTCCGCTTCTCGGATATTTTCGAAGGCTTTTTCTATTGCTTGGCCTATCGCTTTAGCTACTGGCCGCGGGTTCGGGTTATGGATATATTCGCTAAATCCTTCGGCTATAAACTCTTTCGAATTAGTGGCCGCGTATTTACTAAGCGTTTCAGCTTCGGCAATTGTGCCGCGTCTAGTCGCTAGCGTATCCTTACGCCACTTATCCCATAAAGCGTTGAGTTCGGCCCGCTGGTCTTTCTCGGTTATAAGGTTGTCTATTTGGTGGCCGAATTCATGGGTAAAGTTACTTACGGGGTTTTCGGTTCCTGCGGGGTGCCAGCCGCTTTGTACAGATCGGGCGTTACTTGCTTCCATAAGGGCGTAGTCCTTGGCGAATTTCTCATTAAAGCCTATACCTTCCTGCGGCCCCCAGGCTTTTGTCGTGCTTTCCGCTACTGTATGCGCGCCTGTAGGTTTTGGCTTTATGCGCTTAGTAGCAGCTTTTCGGTACGCTTCTTCCGTGAAAGGCAGCGGCTTACCTTTATAACTTTCCAGGTAGTTAGTCATTACCTTATCTACTTCGCGTTTTGTATACTGCCTATTCCGTTCCTGGGAAGTGGCCATAAACTTAGTACGCCCCTTCATTTCGGGATACCTAGTATACAGCTGCTGTACGCCCGCATTAATTTCATCAGCAAACTTAGGGTCGAATCCTTTATAATCTACGTAGTCAATCGGTAAGTTATCCTTTGCCCAGGCCGTTGCTTTCTTTATATCGTTAAGCGGCGTATACGTCGTAGCTGCAGCGGCCGCCGTGGTAACAACTACCGCAGCCGCTGGCGTAGGGTTCGTATACACTTTACCGACTGTAGCCCCGAAGCTTTCGCCTGCTCGTAGGTACGTAGCAGGCTTTTCACTAGCCAGCCGTTCGTTTAAGTCGGGTAGGCCGCGTTCCTTAGCATATTCTTCGTAGGTACGGGCTTTCGTGTAAATCCGTTCCCCGAAGTTGTCGGCCGTGTCGCCTGTGCCCCTCGCTATGCGTTCCTTTGTGCTTATGCCTAGCGCCGAAAGTATCGGCGTCCAGCGGCAGCGACAATGTGGATGATTAGGGATTCTTTCACCTGGCTTACCTGGGCTTTCGGGCGTATCATATTCTAGCCTGTATACTTTGCCGTCATTCTTGGCGTCCCTGGCTGCCGTCCTGCTATCTAGCGTAGCGTTCCAGCGCTTACCGTCCAGTACGTCGCTGTTTTCTACATATAGTTGGCTAGCTCCCTGGGAAGCGGCCCTAGTAAATTCGGTTCGGGCCAGGCGTACCGAATTAAAGTATCCTTCGCCAGCTACGCGCTGTATCTCACGGGCCGTCTTGTTAACGTCCCAGCCTTCCGTTACGCCGCGGCCTATGGAATTGTACATTTTGTCGGCCAGGTACTGCGTATTTTGCCGTATTCGGTCGCTGTAGTTCTTGCCATCGGCTAACCACGGGTTATTTACGATACCCATTACCTGGGCGGCTGTTACCTGGGGTACGGTTATGGCTACCTTTGCCGCCTGCTCTAGTCCGTAGGCTGCGTAATTATAGGCCCTGGTGTATTCGTAGCCTATTCCGTTCCCCAGCCCCTCGGTTATTGGGGCTACGGTTTCGCCTAGGTTGCTTCGTATACTTTGCCGCAGCTTATCCATACTGGCTATTTTGTAGCCCAGCGTTTTAAGCTTGGCTTCGCTTAGGGTTCCGTCGGGGTTCGAATACTGTAGTAGCAGCGCCCTTATGTCTTTGTCCAGGCGCTGGGCCGTTCGCTTCCATATCGGGGCTATTTTGTCCCCGAATTTAAGGGCGCGGTAGTTGACTAGCTTTTCGTATTCCTCGGTAAAGCCCGCTAAGTCCTTCTGCCGCCTGGCTAATACCTTGGCGTCTATTTCGTCGGCCATGATCCAGCCCCCTTATGCGGTTCCCGTGTTATCTACGTTGCCAGTACCCGCGAAGCCCGCCCCGAAGCCCAGGGCTGTAGAAGCGGTCATATCGGCAGTAGCTTGGGCCTGCTCTTTCATATCGGCCAGGGCCTTTACTGGGTCGTCGATAAACCATAGCAATTCATACAGATAGGCGTCGGGCACCTTACCCGATAAGACAGCCACTATGTCGGCAATCTCTTTAAAGTTTTGCGGTAGGTTGCGGTTAATCGTAAATTGCAGCCAGTCAGCGCTAAAAAGCGGCGTCTTACTGGTTTCGATACCCGCTAGAATGTTATATACTTCCTCGTCGGCTACCCCTGCGTCTATTAAGCGCTTCGCGTTCAGCATATCGGTAACGATAGCCGCCAGCTGCATAATGGCCGAAGTGAAGTACAATTCTTTCTTACCCGCTTTTATGTCCAGGGGTACGTACTTCATTTTTACCTCTGTCGCCGTAGTACCGCTTATATCATTTAAGCGGGGTATTTGGGTCTGATCGTGGATAGTGTCGCGTAGGCGGTTAAGGTTATTTTCTACGGCCGCGTCTTCCTGGTCTTGGGCTATGAATGAAGCGTCACTTTCTACCGAAGTAAGGGCTAAGGCCCTAGCCTTCCGCATTTTAACTACCTCTTTTTCGTCTACGTCTACACCTTTAAGTAGCAGGTAGGCGTCTTGCAGGTATTCTACGTAGTTAGCCTTATCGCTCATGCCGTGGGCGTATGCTTCCAGCAGGGTTAAAACGCCGTTACCTAAGTCGCTTACGCCGCCTTTCTTTACCCGCTTTACATACCTGGCAGGCGTACCGTTTGTAAATATAGCTACTGGAATACGCCCCGCCCTATGCTCTACTGGGTTACCTGTCGGTATTTCGTCTTCGTCAAGTTCGAAGCCGTCGCCGCCGTCATTGCCCAGGTAATAGGTCACGTACTTTTCGTCGTATACCTCGGCCCTGGTCTTTTCGATCTCCTGGCCGTGAATATCTTCTACCTGTACCGTATAGTAGCGTACTACCATACACAAACGGCCTTTCGTGTCGTATACGGGTATAACCTCATTTAGTGGGTATTCGTTAAAATCAATTTGCCCTTTTTCGTCTACCCAGGCAATTACCGCGCCATACCCGCCTATACTTCCCTGGCGTAGTAATTCGGCTAGCACTAGCTGGGATTCGTTTTTACGTAGCAGCGGTATTATGGTTTTACGGTATTCTTCCAGTAGTTTAGTGTCGGCGCCTTCCTGCCCGTCTTCTACCGTCCATATAATCGGCTTACCCGTTAGGTAGTCTACTACGGTATCTATAATAAGCTGCGATAGATTTACCTGCAGCTTGTTGTTAATACCGTCGCCCCTGTCTTTGTCCCGCGTGGTTATGCTGTCCAGGTCGCCGTCATAGGCAGCCTGGAAGCCTAGAATACCTTCTTCGATAAGGTAACTAGTGTGTTTTTGTATTAGCGCTCGTAACCATGCGCCGTTATCTTGTGCCCAGGTTGGCGCATTTACGGCCAGGGCCAGGGCTTCGGGTATTGCTGCGGCTATGGCCATTAAAAGGCCCCCTTTCTAAGATTACATTACATCGTTTCTATCTATGGCCTTCGCTTTTCTCATGTTAGGATTTTTGATGATAAAAGCAGCCCTAATAAGCAAAAAAAGCGCCATAACTAAATCGTCATGCGCTTCATGTCCTATTTTCCTGGGGGCCGTGTTCTGCGGTACGTGGAAATTAATGCTTTGCTGTTTCTTGGCGACTCGTACCAGGTTTTCTATTTGCCACTTTAGTTCCTCCCATAATTCTGCTTGCTGGGGGTCGTTCTGCGGCTTAGGTGGTATTTTTATCTTGTCGGCCGTTACGTAGTTGTAAGCTAGGTAGCCCAGCTTACTTTTGTTCTCGTCGCCTGCGGCCTTGAATTTGTAAGGTTCTATTTCTAGGTTTGGAAGCTTCTCTACCAGGTAGTAGGCTAATGCTTCGCCTATGCCTGTAGCGTCAGCCGCGCCCCCTATGCAGCGCCAGTGTTTTATAATGGCTAGTATTTGTTCCCGCTGCTTACTGTGCGGTATTCCTACCCACTGGTACATACAAACGGGGACGACTGTACCGTCTAACTGTAATTCTCCTATATGAAGGGCTATACCGTCGCGCTTATGGCAGCCTACTTCTACGTCCTCTATTTCCGTTATGCCTTCTTCCTGGCCAGCGACGTCTACGCTGAATATGTATACGCTTTTCGGGTCGGGGCCTAGTCTCATGCGGTAGTCGTTAGCATACATACGGGCTACGTGTTCCTTCGTGAAATACTTGCCTATCGTGTCTACAGCGTTTAGAAGGTACTGGGTCTGTATAGCGATATGGTCGGGGCCTAGCCTAGCAAGCTGGGATTCGAAAGCCTTTTTGTAGAAGGCGTTACCGCTGCGTATTACCGCGGGGGCGTCTACCTTGAATACTAACTTCGGCCTATACCCTAGTTCTGCTTCTAGCCTGGTTTCCATATCATACGCCTGGCTTTTGGCCTTCTCTATATGGCAGTTCTTAGTCCATGTCACGCCGTAGAATACTGTAGTAGCATTTCGGAACGTGGCCATAGGCTGGGCGTCCTTCTCCCATTTGTTAGTATCTATGTCCTGGGCTTCGTCGCCTTCCAGCAAAGTAAACGCCGTTTGTGACGCGATATTAGCAGAAGGGTTAATAGACAAGAAAGCCCATTTGTTACTATCACGGGGTGGGCCTACGTGGTACTTATACCCGTCTGCCGCCTTCCATAGATTTTTTGTTAGTGTGCAGCCAGCTAGTCCGTTACCGTCGGGAGTATTAGCACCCTCTAGCCTATCTTTCGAAGCTTGTACCTGGGGCTTATGTACGGGGGCGAACTTTACGCCGCTTACTGGTATCCCGCATACGTAGCCATATAGGAGTAGGTAGTGTTCGATAAATGCGCTTATTTCATTCTTACCCGCCTGGCGGCTTATCATTACCACGAATAGCCAGCCTAGGGAGTTAATGCAGCTATATATAATAGCGTCAGCTATTTCTAGCTGATAGTCGAAAGGGTCATTACGTCGAAGTAGGCGCCAGGCTTCCCGTAATCGGTCGGGCTGGAATAACTCGGCTATGTTGTTAATAGCTGCGTAAGGTATACCATCTAGCGCGGCCTGTACTGTCTTCGGTACCGATATTATGACAGGCGCCCCGCTTATCGGGTCTACGTCTTCGCGGTAGTCGAATTCCGTATTAGGTACTGGCGCCATAGTACACCCCCATAAAGAAAGGCGGGGGCTATTGCTCCCCCGCCTGTTCGTATTCTTTTACTCTGTCTTACCAGGTTATTTTTAAGACCTAAAAACCGCATATTTTAACCGCTATTATTGCCGTAATGATGTAACAAGGGCCTTTCAGCCTATATACATCAAGCGCCTGCGTTTTGCTAGCACTCATACGGTAACATTTGGGTCACGTAGTCTGTGTAGACTGGGCTTTTCTGTCTCCCCAGGCAACTGTAATTTTCCCGTGTGAAGCCGCTTGTAACTCTTTATTAACGATGGATAAAAGGTCTTCGTTTCCTTCGGGGTCTAATCGGGCGTTCTTCTCTACCATCTTGGCCAATTCGTTAAGCGCTCTAATTAGTGGCTTATCTTCAATTGTACCAGCATGATAGCAGCCTTTCGTCCCGTTCTCGCCCGTCGTATACCATACCTGCATTTTGCGGTCAGCTTCATGTACACCTAAAGTCTGTTCGTAATACTCATATCTTTTACGCCATTCTTCCAGGTATGTAATTATTTTAGTCTGCAGCAGCCGTATTTCATGCGAAAGGTCTATTTTAGGCTTTTCTAGCAGCCCTTCGTATATCCCCCGTTCCACTGGGCTAAGTCCTTTGCTGTATAAACCGTGCTTCGTAGCATTTTGGGCCATCTTAGCTTTACCTTCTTCCGTTTTAGGGCCAGTAGCCAGGCCCCCATGAAATTTACAGCGTCCATACCCGTTATGATCGGTATAGTTACCCGCCAGCTGCTTACAAGGATTACCCTTCTTCACAGCGCCGCAATACAAAACGGTCGTACCTTTTCGCGATCCTACAAAGTTTAGCTTGTCCGCTTTTTCATGTAGTTGCTTTTTTAATGTCTCGTCGTAAGGGTCAAAATTACCAGTTATTTCTAAATCATTAGACAAAATTTATGCACCCCCTTCCTATAAAAACTACGTAAACGACTGTCTGCGCCGTAAAATAGACCAGGGTAGGCGATTAATGCCTTTTCCCTGGTCTATTTTTGATCGTAAAATTCCCGTTATAGTAATATTACGATTTGTACGCCTGGTGTGTAAACACTTTTCATCATTTTGACATAACTTTAGCTAATAAGTTCTGATAATTTATAGCTTTGCCGTTCATTTTGCGATAGATAGCGTCTACAGCCTGGTCACAGGCTTTATAGTACGCTTCCTGGCCTATGCCCAGTATCATAAGCGTTTCACCTCTCGCCCTGCCTTGCACCCAGCGCAACGTGACACAATTCTGTAAATTTATAGGCAGACTGGCCATGGCTTCATCTAACATTATTTTATTCAGCTGCATACCTGTAACGCCATCGTAAGCCTTCGGCCCCGAATTGCAAGGCGCTGCGTCTACTGCCACGTCCCCAGCCATTAACCCTTGGTAATTCTCTAGCAACTTCTTAACCGTTTCCTTAGCTATATACCCCTGTACCTTCAAGCAAGTACCCCCCACTAGATACTATATATAGTATCTATAGTAATAACATATACATATACATATATATATATAAATAATAATAATAATAATAATAATAAATAATATATATAATAGTACCTCTTTCTTCTAGGGGTAGTTTTCTTCGTTCTCTTTTTACTGTAGTATGTTTCTTAGAAAATACCCCTACCTAAAAAAACCACTTTTATATATTTTATTTTTCCGTCACTCGTAGACATTACAGCTGTAAAACCCTAAAACGTACTTCTTACCCCGAAGGTCGCGCCCCGTATTCAGCCAAAAACGGCTAATTTATAGGGGGTAAGTCACTATAGTATCTTCCCTCGTATTTCCTCGCTGTAGCTTTCATTTACTACGTTTTACTTTTTTCGTAATCCATCCCCCCAGCCCACGCGGTTACTATATAGCCGTCTGCGTCCCTTTGTACGTCGTAGTATTTGCGGCGGCTATCGCCCCTTATCTTTACTACTGTACCCGTCCAGGCAACCGCAGGGGGTTTTACCCCGTCGCGTATCTCCCACCATCTTAGTACTACCCTGGCCCCTACCTTCGGTCTAATGGCCATTACCCTGGCACCTTCCCTATTAAGCGTACCACCTCTACGACTACCTTACCCACAATCATGTAGTCTACTATCGGTAAAAACCTGTACTTTGCTTCCTCCATATCCTTACCTCCCTCGGTACTGCCATAATTCCGCGGCTATCGTAAACAGGGTGGCGGTTACTATGGCCACTACTTTGTATATGCCTATGCCCAGGGCCACGCCGTAGGCAATTGTTAATATAATATCATTCATAAAATTAACCCCCTTCTCTTCTGCTCAAATACTAGCTGCTCGTCCAGTAGTTTGTCGGCGTGTTCCTCCCCGTAGTGTTCCTTCTTCCACTCCCAGGCATCGGCGACAAACTTAGCATCAACAATTTTATGGCTTATTAATTTTGCTATTTCTGCGAATTTACTTTGACGTACAGCCTCTACCATTCTACAGTACCCCTTTGCTGTGGCAACCTCCGCAGCCCGTACACTCGCCTTCATCGTCGGGCACCTGGCAACTCCCTTCCCTTGGTATGCGGTACTTGCGCCGCAGTTCGTTTACCTGGTCGTTAATCTTTTCCATTTGCCTATAGGCTATGCCGAAAGCAATATGCGGCAGCCCACATATGGCCACTACTACCACTATTACGAAAGCTTTCACCGCCATTATAGCGGCCTGTTTGTATGGTAAGTTTCTCATAATCTACCCCCTGGTTTTGTGTGCAAACTGCACTCGGTTACCGTTGTATGGCCGTGCTGCTCTTTACACCTAGGGCAGCGCTGGCAATTTTGCTTTGCATACGTAGGCTTTTCACTAAGTTTGCAAATATTGCATATGCAGTACGTACAAGGATTATCCATATCCTTACCCCTTTACGTAGTAGTTTTTCGGCCTGGCACTTACCAGGGCTTTACACTCCCCGCAAGGCACAGTCCGCGGGTCTTTCTTTATATGGGTACAATCTTGGCACAATGGCGTCGGGTCGCTGTTCTTGGTTATTACGTACTTTGGTTCAATTAACACAATACTTCCTCCTATACTACGTAGCTTGCTATCTTTGCGGCGGGTCACGATAAATTATGTAGCCTTCGTCGACCAGGTGGTTAGTGGTCAACCTGCGGGCTAACGTGCCCTGTAAGTAAGCTACCAGTACCCCGTAATCGTATAAGCTGTTACAATTCTGCAGAGTGGTAACTTTATTATCTGTGTAATGTGCGGCTACCACTATCTGGTCAATTTCTCCAGCCTCCGCCGCCTCCAGCAATTCCCTAAGTGTTTCTACTACCGTATTATGGTACTTATCCAAGTGGACTACATTACTGGGCTTTGTAGGTATATCCATGCGCCCTATCTCCTTTCTACTACGTAAATAGTTTCTATCATATCGCTAACGACTTCTACCTGCATATGTGCGATAAGTTCGGTACGCTTTGGTGGGTCTGCCTGGGCGAAAGCCGTAGTAACGTCGCCGTCAGTAACCCGCTGCCCTGCGAATACGAAGTTCGTAAAGTAACCTTCCTTGGCCAGCGTTATAATTTCTTCCAGCTTTTCTACTAATTCGATCTGCGGGCCGTCCTTCTTAAATAACGGTACTACTTTACCCATTAGTAAGATACTCCCGTATCGTGGAATAGTTTGCGGCAGCCATCACTATAATTCAAGTTTATACACTGGCTGCAGGGTCTGGGTTCGGGGTAGGTGCCCCAGTAAATGCACTTCGTAGCTTCCCTGTTACATGGGGTTATCATGTCCCCTCTATCGCGCCCCGTGAAGTCGCGATAAATGTATATTTCCCCTTCGATTTCTTCCAGGTCTTCGGGCACATCGGGGAAGTTTTTTTCTAGATACGTCATTTTATATATCCTCCTTATATCCTAATTTGTAAAGCTTATTACTAGCTGCGTAATATTTGTCACGCCAGCGGTCGGCGTTATCCTCTGCCTGCTGCCACCTTCTACGGTTATGCCTTGCCTGTTCTGTCGCGGCCTGTATATGCTCTGCCTTATTCGGCGTTCGGTAGTACACCAGGTAGCGCAGCATACTATTAAGTTTTTCGGGGTCTTGTAAGGGCAGGGCCTGCGCTTTCCTTACCCGTCGCAGGCTGCCGTCCTCTTTGTAATAGATTAGTCCGATATGGTCCGGTAGTTCGTCTTTCCTTACCATTTTGTCGGGCACTACGAAGCTAAAATGCGTACAGTACGGTAGGTACTCGGTGTACTTGGTATCACGTAGAAAGTCGCTTCTACTGATCTTTACCTCGTACCCCTCAAATATAGGTTTTGTCCAGGCTATTTTTACGTGCAGCCCGTCAAGTATTCGCAGCTGGTCGCGGCTAAAGCTGGCCCCTGTCTTTACGTGCTGGAAAAACAGGCTGCCGCTGATCTTATGCCAGGCGCGTAAGGCTTTTAGTATTTCAGCTTCTGTTGCCATACTAAATACCGTCGTAATACGTAGCCGCCATATCTGCTGCATGAAGGGCCAGGCATAACGGGTACATACTGTACGCCTTACCGAAAGAATGGGTTTTTGCCTGGTCGTCGAAGCCCCCCATATGCCATAAAATGGCCGCTATTTCGTCGGGCGTTAGGTGAATAAATTGTAGGGCTATGATAACGGACTTTTGACCGTGGCCGAATGGTAGCTTTTCGTTAACCGTATAAAACGGTACCTTTACCCATTTTTCCTGTTCATTCTTTGCGTTTCGCATTTCTACTACGTAGTAGTCAGCTTTACAAATGTCATGTAGAAGCGCGGCCAGTATTAGGCTTTCGCGTGAGTAGCCGCCCAATTTATCGGGGTACGCTGTAGCCTGGCGTAGCAAGTGTTCATATACCTGTAGGGAATGTTCTAGTAGCCCGCCTGCGTGTGCCCCGTGGTGCCTAGTGGACGCTGGGGCCGTAAAGAAGTCTGTAGTTTCCAGGTGCGCTATAAGTTGTTCAATCCCTGGGCGGCCTGTTTCTAGTAGTAGTGCAGTAAATTTGTTTTTCATAAGTTTTACCCCTTCTCATTCCAGCCGTGAAAGGCTTTCGCATTTTTTATTTTTGGAATATAAATATCCTGTTCCCTAGACCTTACCCAGTCCCGTAGGTACTCTATGCCGTCTTCCATATCTACAAGTGGGCCAGGATAAAGCAGCACGGTATAGGCGTCGGGCGTCAATTGTAGCCGCGTTTGTGCTATCTTGTGCATAAGTTCTACTACGTTATTTTCGGCCATGTACCCGTAGGCGTGGCCGCCATTTATCACGGAAGGCATTAATACCCTATGATTTTTTGCGTAGTAGACTAATAGGCTTACGTCCATAAGCTGGCCCAGGTAGTTAAAAGCGGCTATGTTTGCTAGGCCGTATTCTTGTTCTTCCCTGTGTACCTGGTCGGCTTCTGCAGGCTCTACAGCTGGAAGTACTGGCGTTTCTAAGTCTTGTACTACGCTAATACTGTCGTATTTATCCAGGCAATTTATTTCCAGGGCTTCCGTGCCGTCATTGCTAAATACCCCGTCAACTAGCAGCCCTTCCCGTATAAACTTTAAGGCGTCTAGCGCGTGTTTAAAGTGTAAATCTTCCCCCAGGGTTACCGTGTATTCCCTGGCCCCGACTACTATAATAGCTTTGAATTTCATAATGTTTCTGCCCCCCTGCAATAAAAATAATATCTACAAGTACCGCGGGCTACGTGCCCTAAATAATCTTCGAAGGTAACGCCGAAGCGCTCGTATAGGTTCTGTAGCGTGAAGTCTTCGGCTAGCCTTTCTAGCCTAGCGTCGTCTACCATAATAGCGCCGTCTACAATTCTAACGCCCCTTGCTTCCACGTTACCCCTCCTACGGTCATTTCTTCGTAGTCGCCGCCTTCACCGTATAAAACTTTAGAGAACATAGCGCGGGCCTGGGCTAGTACGTTCGGTAGGTGTACTAGCTTTATTACCCAGCGCTTGGCGTCTGGTTCATATGTTCGGTCGCTCTTTGGCAGCGCCTTTACGTAGTTTATAAAATCCAGGTTATACGTGCCTTCTACGTAGAACGCGCCCGCAGTACGTTTTACTGTGACATATTGGTGTTTTACTACGTATGCACTGGTACGTTCGCCCCTGTATCTGCTCATGGTTACCCTTCCTTTCCTATTACGTATACTTCTAAATACTGTACGCCCCAGGCGTCTAATGTTGCTTTATCAGCGTCTATGTACAGGTCGATCTTTTGGCCGACTATGGCGCCGCCCCTGTCATCTACTATGCGGTACCCGACGCCCTCTATGTATACGCGTGTACCTGGCGGCAGTACGTCCCAGTCGGCGGCAATCGTCCTGCCTTCTACTGTAGGGCGCCCGCTGGCTGTTATCCCATACCCTGGGTCGCCTGGCTGTTTGCCCGTATCTTCTATACCGTTGGCGTAAGCCGTTACTTTAAATACCCCAGCACGTACGCCGCGGCTGGGGCTAGTACTGCCCCTGTCAATAGCCCTGTCGTCCAGCCCTTTAGGTAGGTCTTGCGGCTGTGCGCTTTCCATGCCTTCGTGAATTCCCCTATTTCGGGCTTCGTTGGTGGGGTCGTCGGTGCTATCCACTCGTCCCGCTGGTAGTTCAGTCCTTTGGCTGCTACTTTCTTTTTCAATGGCTGCGCCCCCTTTGCTTTCCTCTTCGCTTCCGCGTTCTTGTACCTGTCCCGCTTCTTGTCGGCCTGGCGCTGGGCATACTTCTTGCCAATTTGTCGCCTTCCCAATATACACGCCCCCTATTAGCAGCAGGGCCAGCCCGAAGGCCGCCAGCCCTACTACGTACTTACTACCGATAGGCGGCCCCTTCGCCAGCCATGAAAGTATAAATTACCTGTTTTAGTTGGTGTTCAGCGGCGCCTATTAGATCGTCGTCTTCTAGGTGGCGTATCCAATCAGCGGGTTTATAAAGTGAGGCTACGCGGTAGAAGTTAGCGGGGTTGTCGGCTTTTAGCGGGTCTTTATGCAGCGCCGTCGCTTCTATCCAGGCGTGGTACATTACTGTGTAATTAAACAGGTCACCTACCGCGTTTACTATACCGTCGCCTTTTACTCTTAGTTCGCCTTTCGTTATCCAGGTACGAATACGGTTAAGCTTTTTAGTAGATTCCCATTCCCATATAGTAGGCCCCCATTTTACCAGGGCCGACATAAAACTAAAATTGTAGTCGTGGCCCTTCGCCTTATCTGTATCACATTGGCGGGCTAGAAAGTCGTCCCAGTCTAGCGGCGGCTTGTCCTGTGCGTAGGCTCTTGTCCTTACGCCTTCAATCCACCTTAATTCCTCGGTATTGCCTAGCACCAGTACAGGTATTCCGTACCCAGCTACTAGGCGTACGCCTTCTTCTTCCAGTACGTCGTTAAGACGGTTAAATGTGCGGTTAAGCGCTACCTGTGCGGCTAATGCGCTAGCATCTTTATCCATGTTATTACCCCCCCATGTTATTAATCCTAGTACGGCCCAGGCTACTAGTGCTAAAGGTACCGCATTAATGCAGCCCCTGGCTGCGGCTAACGGTTCTTCCTGTTCGTCCATAGGTTTATACCCCCTCGTACTGATATGGACACTTACCAGCTGGCGCGCTTAGGTTATACGGTTCTACGTCGTAGGCTATGAATATTTGCTTCATCTCGCAGCCGTCGGCTTCTTCCCCCTTCTTTGTGCATACCTGGCAGGTACCTATAAGGGAATGGCTTACCAGGCTTAAAAAGTGGTCGGTCTTCATCGGTGTATAACTATCCAGGGTCAATATTTCTTTATAGTCTTGCATGGCCTTGTCGCTATACCTGGTTACTACCCGCATTTTACCGCCTTCGGCCGCTGCTCTGTCCTGGTCGGAAGGGTCTAAAGGCTCTAAAAGCTGGGAAGCCGCCTTTTCGGTAAATGTCTTAGCGCTACGCAGCTTTTGCCGTATCTCTTTTATATGCTTATGGCTTTCGCTAAGGGCGTCTACTTTGTCGCCCAGGAAGAAGCTAAAGGCCCTTATAACGGCATAAAAGTCGCGTTCTTCTTTATTTAGGTACCGCTTTGCCATATTAGCGCCCCCTGTCCCTGCTGCAAGCAGCGTCGAAGCCCTGCGGGTACCTTATACCCCTTTTTAATACATTACGGGTTATACAATCTTCTAATGTATAGCCCTGTTCTACTAGCCCCAGGGTTAAGTAGAAAAGAGTGTCGCCCGCTTCTTCTAGCCATTTAGCGCGGTCTAATTCGTGGCCCTGGTAGCGGTGCTTTTTTATTAGTTCGGCCAGTTCGCCAGCTTCCCCAGCCGCGCCTATGGCGGCGTTAGTCAGCTGGTCTATAGGGCTAAGGTCAGTACGTGCGGTTCTCATTACATCAATTTCGTACAGCTGTAATATGGTTAGTTGCTTTTTCTCGCTATCCATTTATCTAATTTCTCCTTCTCGCCCCAGCGGTAGCCTACGCTAGCTTCGGCTTCTATTTTTACAGGGAAGTCGGGCAGCGGTGGCATTTCCATAATGGACTTTACCCATATGCCCGCTTTTTTTACTACGTTTATGTCGTCGTCCATTTCGAAAATAATTTCATCGTGAATCTGTGCTTCCATATCCGTTACGCCGTGGGCTAGGATAATGTCGGCCGCAGGGTCTAGGCGTCGGGCCAATGTGCCGCGGCCTATTTCGTCGTATACCTGGTTTTGGCAGTTCTTCATAACGTCGGCAGCGCTGCCCTGTATAGGCGTATTACCTGCGCGGCGCTCGTCGCTGCCCCTAGCGTTTTTATTAGGGCTGTTAATGTTATGCAGTAGGCGAATGTAGCCGTAAATAGTGCTTACCCAGCCTTGTTCCCTGGCCAGTATAACTATGTCGCGCTGGTACCTAGGTATGCCCTCGTAGGCCCGCTTTACGGCGGCTACGATACTCGCGCATTTGTCTAACGTCCAGCGCTTGCCGTAATCGGTTTTAACAGTCTTCTGTAGGGCGTGTTCTGTGCCCCCGTAAGATATACCGAAGTTAGCGGGCTTCGCGTCTGTTCGTTCGTGGTCGGTTACTTCCGATTCTGGTTTACCTGTGATCTCGGCCCCTGTTCTTCTGTGCATATCGCCGCCCGTGTTAAATAGTTCTGTCATAACTACGTCGCCCGACTTCCAGGCCATTAACCGAAGTTCGAAGCCGCTAAAGTCGATAAAGAATAATATTTTTCCTGCCGCTGGTACGTAGAAATTACGAATTTTAAATACATCATTGTGCATAGCGGGCACGTTCTGCCCATTCGGGGAATAGCTGTTTAGGCGGCTTGTTTCCGTCCATTGGCTATACTTGGCATGAATACGGCCCGTTTCTTCGTGCTGGTATTTAGCGCGGCCTATAATGTGAGAAGATAGCAGCGTAGAATACTGCTGTATCTTGTGCAGCTGCTCTATTAGGGCTATGGCCGCGTCTTTGTACGGGTGCCAGTCCCTACGTTTTACCCTTATGGCCTGGCGCTCGTCTTTGCTAAGGGTAGGGTCGGTATCGGGGTCAAGTGCTTCCCAGTTATCGGGTAGGGGTACCGCTAGATACTTTTCTTCGTTAATGGCTTCTAGCTTGTTTTCTAGCATGAAACGCATATCTATAAGGGCTTCTTCGTCTAGGCTGGGGTCTGACGTTGTTTTCGACCACTTGGCAGCCTTTAGCTTCATAACGTCAAAAATTACGCTTTTTACTTCATTTGTTTTACCTGTCTTACCTGTATTGATTTTTAGGCCCGTAGCTTCTAACACGATACGCTTTATTTCCTCACTGGCCTGTTCCTGCATGATGGCTGCTTCCTGCTCTTTTACTTCCGCTAGGTTATTGTCCCAGGCCATGCCGTTATATTCCATTAGACCAATGACGCGGGCAAAAGGCATTTCGATATTATGCAGCCAGTAGTCGTATCCTGGTATCTGCTTGGCAATCTCTAACCAATATAGGTAATGCTGTATAGCGTAGTCGCTATCTTCGCAGCAATATGAAAGGGCTTTAGGTTCGTCGGCGTGTATTTCGTCGAAGAAGTTTACATTAAATTCTGCTAGTAGCGCCTTAAAGTCTTGCATGACTACGCCGTGGTATTCCTTGGTCATAGGTTTAAGGCCCTTGCCTTCGTACGGTACGTCGGGGTTTATCTTATGGGGCGCTACTACCTGCAGGCAGCGTATCCACATTAGGAAAGGGTCGGCTACTGGTGGCAAAATATATTTCCCCAGGGCTGCGGTCTGCGTGGCTTCGTACTGAAGGTTTACCGCTATTTTCATTATCTTAGGGCTATGGAAGAATTCCTCTTCCAGTATGTCGAATACTAGCTTGCGTGCTTCGTCCCTATCGGTTATTGATGGTTCAAAAGTGCGTTTACCTGGCTTATTGCTTATAAAAATAGCCCGTGCTTCGTCGGGTGCTGCCGACAAACTAAGGGCACATATCGCCGCCCTGTGCGGGTCTAGTGGGCTTTTATCATATTCTTTTTTAGTGACTTTTAACTGGGTTTCTAATGCCTTAATCTTAGCCCGCATAGCCTTTACTTCTTTATCTTTCGGGTCTAAGGCTACAGCCTGGTTTACGGCTTCTTCTAACTCTGCTAGGCTGTTTTCCATGAAGGAAATACGTGGTTCATACTTGGCCCGTATCTTGGCACTAGGCCCTGCTTCGTAGTCGAAGCCGCCTATACCCGTTTCTACGCAGCGGGCTATGTAAGCTTTTAATTCGGCTACCGTAGTAATTGCCTGGTAGTCCTTTACTTTCTGCGTTCTCATTTTCGGCCACTTAATGCCGAAGTCCCCAGGTTTTTTCCTTACTGTGTTTACTATGACCGTAGCCAGTGAAGAAGCGGCGGCCGCTATTGGTGCCGCTTTCTTCACTGCGTCGGCCAGGCCCTTACTACTCGGGAATAGGGCGCCTAATCTCATATCAATACCGCCTTTATACTTTCTGCTACTGCCTTGGCTACGGTTACGGTTACGGCGTTCCCAAACTGTTTGTACGCCTGGCTGTCGCTAACCACCGCCTTCCAGGTATCCATAGGAAAAGCTTGTCCTCTGCCGTATTCGGTGGGCGTTAACTTCCGTACTCGGTGCTTGCCGTAGTCTAGTATTTTTACTTGCTGGTCGCCGCCGCAACATGCTTTTAGCGTGGGGCTGATACCTTCGGGGTCGTGTACCCGTTTTCGCTCGTCATGCCCTGGCTGCTCTAACGTGCCTATAACATTTATTTGCGGTTCAGCCACTATCACCCCGTGTAAGTCCTGCGCAGTTAGAGTAAACATGGGTTCTTCCTCTGCTTTAGCCCTTGGCCCGCGCTGTCGCTTATCTAACCTGGCAGGGGTTAACGTCGCGTGTGCTGTTCCTAGGCTATCTAACTTTTCAAGCGCCTGGGCTATGATAGCTGTCGCTTTATCGTCAGCGATAAAATACTTCTCGCCTACCTCAGCGTCTAAGATAGTGGAAAGTTTCGGCACGTTAGCCGTACTTTCTTTAGGGAATACAAAGCCTATCGATATGTCGTTACGTATCCCTACTACAAAATATCGCTCCCTACTCTGGGGCACGCCCCAGTATTTTGACTGGAATAGTTGAAAGTACATTTTATAACCGGCCTTCGCATACTCGACGCGTAACACCTCTAGATAAGGTTTAAGACCTTTTACGTTTTCTGCTACTATCACGGCCGGCAGGTTACCCGGTGCATAAGTCGCCGTTTCTTCCAGTAATCTCATTACTTCGAAGAATAGCCCGCTGCGTTTACCTTCAAATAGTCCTACTGCCTTACCCGCTACGCTTAGGTCTTGGCAAGGAAAGCCGAACGTCCATACCTTAGCCATAGGTACGTCTTTCCAGGTCATAGCCCTAATATCTACCTGTTTTACGTGAGCGCCTACATTAGCCGCGTATGACTGTACCGCGTACTTATCGAAGTCCCAGGCGCCTTTTATCTCGTAGCCTGCTTGCTGGAAGCCTAGGCCCATACCGCCAGCCCCACAAAAGAAGTCATTTACTGTTAGTTCCATTTCATCGCCCTCTTATTAATAATCATCTTCCATATCATCAAATAGTCCTAGTTTGAAGCAATACGCTATGTAAGCGTTAAACCTGGAAGTCTTGCGGTAGCCGCCGCTAGTCATTTCTACCATTCGCATTTTAGCCAGCGTATTTACTATGGCCTTTGATTCTTCCTTTTCTATGGACAGCATAGCTTCTACGTCACCTAGCCTTAAATATTTCTGCCTGGCAAAAAGCTTTATAAACTCGAAAAACTTAATATCACCTTTTAGCGTGTCAATTTTACGAAGGTCTACTGTTATCTTGGTATAACGTTCCTCGGTCATTTCCATTTCTTTAATGGCTAACTTTGCGTAGTAGTTAAGACCGCAGCCTGGGGCGTTGTATAAGCTTTTAAGGTACTCGCCTATAAATTCTACGTGCCCAGGGTGCACTACCACCTTGTGTCCTGTCCCGTCCGTGCTATGAGTGAGTACGGCCAGGGCTACACTAAGGCGGGTTATCTTGTTACGCTGGTCGGCAGGGTTTACTAGTGGAATGTCCGCAGCATTTCCGTATATTTTACTAAGTTCTGTAGATACAGTAAGTACGCGGTCTATGGTATCCCCCGCAAAAATAACGTCGTCGGGCTTACGTGACCAGGCAAACAGTATGCTGGTCTTATACGCTTCGCTGGTTACAATACTGGGGTAAGTCGGTAGCTGCTGGTTATACACTTCGGGGGCTACGTCTGCAGCTTTCATAAATACCGCCATATCGAAGCGGCGTATATCTTCATTATTAAAAATGTCTTTAAGACTCTCGACGCCCTGGCCGTAGTCGGCTAACATTTTACCTTTTGGCACGTTACCAGTCAGTACGGCCCTTACTCTACACGGGGTTTCTGCTGTTACCGCCCTCTTGACTTCTAGGCGGCCGTCAGACCTGGCTAGCGTCATTTCGCCGTATTCGTCCTTCGTAATGCCTGTCGCTTCGTCAATCCATATCATTTCTTTGTCAGCTAGTGGCCAGGCGCCCCATACAATGTACCAGCTGCCGCCGCTGCCGCTTTGTTCCATTTTGTAAGTCAGACCGGTACGGCTTGTACTTTCTGCGTTTACCCGTGCCCCTAGGCCCGAATACCGCATTAGCTTTTCGATCATGGCGCTTTTGCCTGTCGAAGTGTCGCCTACTATCATAGCTTCGGCCCAGCCCCTTAACTGGCTGCTGTCCCAGGGTACCGAAAAACGTAGTACGCTATGCTGTACAAGTAGTAAAGCTAGTAGCGTTTCGTCCCTCTGTACGATATGGGTAACATTGTAAGTCAAGTCGGCGCATATGGCCGCTAGCTTTTCTTCGATACATTCGGGGCTGTAGTCATGGGGCTTGAATACCTGCAGCAACTCTTTTGATTCCTCGGTAAGCTTAAAGCTGGCTACTACGTCCTGCAGCGCCCTGGCTTCTTTGATTAGTACCGTACTTTCCTGGTTCTTAGGGTGGGCGTATACGTAGCCGTCTAGTTCATAATATTTGTTCTCTGATACGTCCAGGCCGCCTATTGCATATACCTTACGTAGTACGTAGTGGCCGCTACCTTCTGCCGTATCCGCTTCTTTACTGTCCATTTGCTCGGCCATCGGTATAACCAGCAATTCGTCTACGTTGGTCGTTTCTACCGTTTCCATAGTAAACTTTGGACAGCTGGGAATACCCGACAATTCGCGTAGTATCCCTTTTATGTTGTCGTCAGCCGTGCCCGTCATTTGTATAAGTTCACGGTTCGCCACGCCCATATCTTTATACACGGTATGGGTCGGTATATCGAATAAGGGGCAATGTACTTTCTTGCAGCCTTTATATCCCCAGCAGCTGTACTCAATCTTCTTAGGGACTATGTAAGGCGTATGCTTCTTACCCGCTACCATTACCCTAGTTCGAATTAATTTACCCGTTAGGCTGGCGTCGCCTGTCTGCGCCAGGTGTAATACTATAGGTGCTTCGGTCGGTTCGTCGCTGCCAATACACGGGCAAAGGTCGCCGCTGCAGGCTACGCGCTGGTAGTCCTTGCTGCCTATTTTCTTTTCACCGTGTAATGATCTAATGAAAGCGCAGCCGAATTTATATTCGTTGTCCTGGCTGTAAACTACGTCTACTACGCTACGGGTATTAGCCGTACGCTGCTGTACCTGGTAGCCTGCTGTAGCGCTGGTATGACTGGCTACCCATGTTTCTAAGGTGGCCAGGGCTTCGGCTTTTGTGTGCCCTGCGTCTTTAAAGTAGCAGGCCAGCTGTATAGTAGCCTGGTTCCTGTCGCCTTCCTTCTTCCAGCCCCCAGCCAAAATATCTTCCACGCAGGCAGGCGCCTGGTCTTTACTAAAGTTGTACTTTTCTTTTTGGTACCTGGCGCTAGTCGTGGCTATGGCTTGCTGCTGTTCTTCCCGCTTGTTTTCGTAGAAGTCTGCTAGTTTCGGGCGTACTTCTCGGCCTTCTCGCCGCTGCTCTCCTGTAAAGGCTGCATTTTTGCGGGGTGCGCTAGCCAGTTCCTTTATTTGGTCTAGGGTTAAGGTTTTTAGTTCATCTATGGAAAGCTCTACTTTATATTTTTTAGTTTTGGCGTGTACCGAATTCGGCAGCCGTAGCATACGCGAAGAAGTGTATACAACTAAGTCCAGCGTAGTAAGGCCCAGCCTGTGAATTAAGTAGCCCGCCATATGCTTATATACTTTGTGTAAATAATTACTTGGCTGTACGCCTGCTGCTGTGCTAGATATTAGAATATGAAAGCCTTTGCTTCCGCTGAAATATACCCATATATCTGTAGGCGGTACTTCTAATTCTATTGTAAGAAAGTCTATAAGTTTTACGCTGTCTGCCTGGCTAATACTAGGGTCAGCGCTATCTAGGTCGAAGTAAAGGGGGGCTATGAAGTCCTCCCCCTTCACCCTAACCTCGTTAGCAAAGCGCTGTATAGTAGCGAAGCAATTGTAGTTAAATGCTACTTCTTGCTGGTACTTAGGTACATTCGTATACTCTATACGTTCCCAGTCGCTAGACCTTTCGTTTTCTGCATTATGCCAAACATCAACGTACTTAAATTGGTCGGCCTGTGTCTCTTTTTCCTTGCCTGCCATGTAGTACGCCCCCTAGTAGTATTATTCTGCTTGCTGGGCGCCTACGTCGCCGTTAGGATTTACGCCGTATTCTTCGGGTCTGAATGGCCCTACAGGTTCAAATGTAAGGGCTAAATATGTTTCGCTGCCGCTGCCTGCTTCTACGTTACCGATACGGGTTACTACGCTGGCCATACCCGTACGGGCTGGAATTCCTAGCGCTTTATATTTACCCTGGAATACGCCGTTAAAAGCGTATTTACCGTACTGTATAGTAGCTGTAGGAGGAAATGACATAAGGTAGATTTTAGGGTAATCGTCGGGGCTAAGAGTTTTAACAGGGATAACATACGCCAGGTAGCATAATTTCGCGCTGTTACTGTCGTAACGATCTTCGGCTTCGGGGTGCTGTTCTAGCCAGTTTTCCAGCTTGGCTATCGCATCTTTTTCTTCGCGTTCTGCTACGATTAACTGGCCATCTTCGGGACTATCTTTTTTACCCCATAACGTCCAGCGTTTTTCCCCTTGGGCTACAATAACGTCGATAGTATCACCATAAGCTACGCGGGTTTTTACGTCCTCTTTGCCGTCTTTTTCTACGAAAATCCCCTTTTTATCCATAGTAAGCCAGCTGCCTAAGTAAACAAAATCTAAGTCCATGCCATCATTTACGGCCAGGAAGTCGGCTTTCATGCCTTCGAGTAGGGCCGCTGCGTAGCTTTTGTTAGTTTTTACTACTGCTACCGCGCCCTCTGCTGGTACCTGTACTAAGTCTTTAGTCTGCAGCGCGTTTTGTGCCGCTAATTCTTCCTGTGTTTGTGCTGCTGTTGTCATAATGTAAATTCCCCCATAAATTTTATTTTTGTGATTAGTATCTTATAAGACACTTTTGGATTAAAAAAATTTACCTGTCACCCTCTAGCTTTTCGGCTATTTCCCTACCCATACGCTGCAGGGCCTTTACCAGTATGTCATCTATGGCCGCAATTTCTTCGGCTGTAAGTTCCCTACGTACAAAGCGTATAGTTCGTATAAGCTGATCAGCTGGTAAATTGGTGTATTGCATAATGCCACCCTCTTAATACGGCATAGTACCCAGCCAATCGTCTAGCTGGCTTACGCTACTTTTTACTGCTGCCTTCTTTGGAAGTACCAGGCCCAAGCGCTTGTACACTTTTCGCCTACTTAGGTACTGGTCTTTAAACACCCCGACGTTGTAGTCTACGTAGTCCTTCCATATGGCTACTTTATTAGGGTTATCGGGGTCACGACGCTGCAGCCTTCCTATGGCCTGCTCTACTGCGCTGCCGTCCTCTCGCCCCTTCTCCCTTTTCGTGTTCTTACTATCCCCGCGCTTTGGCGTGGCTAAGTGGCCTACGGTTAAATGTGGTATGTCTAGCCCTTCCTGTACCAGTTGTGCAGTAGCGAATACCACATGTAGCTTTTTCTGCCTTAGTGCCTCGATACGCTCGGCGCGCTCTCTAGGGTTAATTTGCCAGGCTTCCATTTCTGCAGCTGTATATTGCTCCTGCTTTATCTCCCAGCGTTTCAGTCCTTTGCTGTACCTAAAGTCTAGGGCCAGGCCGTCAGTTACCATCTGTCGGGCCGTGTCCTCATTCTTAGCCACGTACCAGGCATACCGCTGTAAGCTACCATGTATAACGCCATCAAAAACGGGGTAATCTGCACCCGACTCCTGCCATAGCTTCCGTACCTTATCACGCAGCCTGTACAAATATCGGATATTATCAGATAGCACCAGCTGGCAATTACCCGCTACCTCTTTGATAATTTCGCGGGCTATCAGTTCTACGCGGTCTTCGTCCTTACATAGTTCTTGTATCAGCCCTACGTAGTCGAAGTCGTCGCCCCCTGCGTCTACTGCATCTATCTCGTTACGGTCGCTTGCGCTTTCTTTGCAGAATTCCGTGTAAATGAATTCGATAGTAGGCTTAATCAAAATTCCTTTGTCGTAAAGAATTTCGCGGGGTACTTCGTGAAGTATAGGCCCCACCCCTAAAAGCATTACCTTTTCTTGACGGTCTTTACGCTGCGGGGTAGCCGTTACGCCTTTTAAGTGCCTCGCTTTAAACCAGCACACTACGCTGTAAAACATTTCGGCTGGGAAATGGTGGGCTTCGTCTACTACTACCATGCCTATAAAACCATTAAGCGCTTCTATTAGTGAGGTATTACCTTGCAGCGTTTGGGCTGTAGCTACTACCAGCTTGCCGTCCCCCCAGTCTGTAATGCCCTCGGCCAGCATACCGACACGGCCGACGCCTGGCATATACTTTTGCGCTGCCCTGGCTGCCTGCTTAACTAAGTCAATGGTATGGGCCAGCCATAAGGTAGGTACACTTACCTTGTGAATCGCCCGCATACCTATAAGCGTTTTTCCTGCTCCTGCGGGTGCTTTTATTACCCCATTAGCCGCTACCATAGCAGCTATAGCAGGTTCCTGGTGTGGCCAAGGCGTGTACATGTCGTTCCACGGCCCAAAGTTAACGTAGCGGGCTTCTGTATAGTATCGGGTTATTACCGCTTCGGGGTCTATACGGTGACTACGAAGTATAATGCATAATTCTGCTTCAAAGCCCCTCGGTACTTGTATGACAGCCCCCTGTATCTCATACAGGTATACTTTAGGGCTTACCATGTATGTAGACCGTCTTTTAGCCTTTCTCTCTAAAAACTCGGGGTTATCGAATGTCAATGCTTTGGTTATATCAGCCCTCAGCGGAGTACTGGCGCCGCGTATCCGTATATTGTTACTTACATAAATTTCAAGCAATTACCCAGCCCCCTTAAATCGTATGTCCTTTCCGCCGCTGCCGTCGTAAGTATGCAGCATACTTTACCACTTAGGATATTTACCATTAATTCATTCCTGGTTATACTTACGCGTCCTTTACTACGTAAGTACCTAGCCAGACTTACAAACCGTACTACGTATGTTTCGTCTACGCCCCTGGCTGCGTCTAAAAAGCTAATGAATACCAGGCCGTAATTCTGCGGCAACACCGCGTCAAAGGCTAGCAGGCCCTTTTGCTGGTTAGGTTCTAACTCATTAAGGCTAAACCTATCACCCTTACGCCGTTTATGCTCGGCTAGTACGTTACCTTCGAGTAGTAATATTATTTCGTCTGCTGGCTGCGTACCGCCCCCCTGCCCGTCTACTACCCTACGACGCCAGCTATTAGGTACTAACCGCCAGCCGCGGCGTATTTCGTTTTGGAAGTCCTCGCCCCGCTGGTACCGTTCTTTCTGTTTAACGTCCATAGGCTATTTCTCCACCTCATGGACTACCTTTCCGCATTTATAGCAAGCTACTAAGTCGTACCCACGGGTTCGTACTATGTCTACGGGCTGGGGTTCGTCGCAGGTGCAACGTTCCTCTTTCTCACTATCCGCCTTTTCGTAAGTACTGGCGAATATGTCTGGCTTGCAAGGGTAGAGTTCTCCTGCCACCCCTTTAATAATGTAGTCACCAACACTCGCCAGCATTACCCCCTCTAACGTGGGGATAAGTAACCCGTCAAAAGTTGCCCGTATAGCTTTAGCCCCCACGCCCCTTGTAGCCATTGCTAGAATTTTAACTACACTATCCTCTGTGCCGTCATATCTCTCGGCGTCTATTACTACGGGCTTTTTCTTGTACTTTGCCACGCTTCTACCCCCTACTAGCAAGGAAGTTAAGCAGCGCGCTTTGTGCGTTAGCCCTAGCCCGTAGGGTGTCGCTGGCTTCCTTGGCCGTGTCCCAGCCGTCTTTTGCCCTTACTATGTCGGCTTCTATGGCAGCTATTTCCCCGTTTACCAGGGCTAAAGTTTTACGGTCTTCCTTTGACACAGTACGGCGATAAGCGTCGCGGGCTGTATCGTTAGGCATATAAGTCATTTTGTCGCCTATCATCACATACGCGTCCTTACCCGTGCCCACTATACTCATAATCGCGTCAGCCTCAGTAAGCTTTATGCTGGTTTCTAGCCACGCCCGTCTACGTACCAGGTCGCTACGGTCACGGTGGGCCGCTTCGCGCTTACCCCCTGCTTCTAGCTGTGAGGTAAGGGCACTATCTAACATTGAAAAGGTGTAATCTAATCCTTCGGGGCCTATGATTTTAAAGTATTCAGCAGGTACGCCTTTACTCTTGGAGGCTTGAATTTTTTCTAAACGGCTTACACTACCTGAGAAATTCTCTAGTATGTTCCACGCCGCACTATCAAAAGTACCTACAAGCTTACGTAGTTCTTCAACTCCCGTGCTCAATTCCAGGGTGTGCGTTACCTCGGCTACCTGCGGTTCCTTATTCGTACCACCTAACAGGCATTGGGCGTTATGCAGTACCTTTTCAGCTCCATATACCTGTATTAGTTGCTGCAGCTGTTCTTTTATATTGTCTTGCATTTTTCTACCTCCATAGTCTTAATTTCTATTAATCCTTCGGCTACCAGGTCTACTGGTATGGTTACTTGGGATATCCTTGATTCTTTACTATCCCAGTATGTTACGCGTAGTTCCAATGGGGAGAAATCACTAACAAGGCCGTCTGTCTTTAGGTCTTTTAGTGGGCTTTTGTACTCCATCTTCCTAGACTTCATATAGCTAATATCTTCTACTCTCACGGCCTTACCCAATCCAAAGGCCACTAAATTGAATTGCGGCTTTTGTACTAATAAATCCATTGTTACCGTCCCCCCTTTAAATGCTCTGGCATTATGCTTGCAGCATCTACACCCACTATTTTAGCCACGCGACGCACCATACTTTTATTTTTTCTACATACGGAGCAATCAGTATTCCTACAACCCTCTATGCTGTTCAGTAAGGTACGGAACAAAAGCTGTAGTTCCTCTTTGGTCTTGTCCACAGTTACCCCTTCCCTCTTATGCTGTTATGGGTTTTTACTACCAAGAAGTGACCTGCCTTAAAACTTTCGGTATATGCCTGCTGCAGCGTGTAGCTCCCGCAGTTCGGGCAGCTAGTTTTCGAAGTCAGCGGCCCTACCCATTTAAAGGATAATTCTTTCAGCTGGGGGGTCTGCTCTGCCATGTGCCCGCAGTTCTTACAATTCCAATATTTTACGGGTGCTGTTTGCGGTGCCGCAGGTGCTTTCACCTGGCCAATACGTCGGCCCTGGGCGTCGGCTAGTATTATTTGGTCTTGGCGCCTGGCTACATCTTGTACCAGGGCACGTAATGCGCTTATACTGCTGCAGCCTGTTCCCGCTACTAATACTTTCATTGTCATAGGTTCGCCCTTTCCGCTGCTATGCGTTCAAGCGCGTTTGCTACTACTGCAGGTTCGTACTTTTCGCTGGCGGCTACCTGCTCTACTATGCTATTAATATCTATTAGTACCTTTTCGCCCGCGTCAGACTGTATAAGGGCTGCGAAGCTTTCCATAGCATAGGCCCGCTTCTGATCGGCTTCTATCTTGCTACGGTCTAGGACTTCGTTACCTGGTCTAGCACACATAATATTATGTAGATTTACGTCGTAGTCCCCCTTACCCCGTATTTCGATTAGCGCTACCTGTATAGGCCGTTCAATTTCCGATATGCTGGCCGCGCTACGTAGTAACGCCCCTGGGTTTATAAATGTTACGCCGTCGGCCCTACGGTAAATTCCATAGCCTGTATGGTCGTGGCCAGTTATTACTATGTCAGCGTTCGTCTTGACGTCTTCCAGCAGGGTAAACTTATCGAACGGCGGTTTATGATCTAGCAGCATACCGTGTACTACGTGGATATGGGTTATGTCACTGTAGTCTGTCTGCCTTTTATTTTCGGGCCACTCATAAGCATACCCCCAGCCGTCTACGTCTACTTTACCCTCATAAGGCTGCATTGTTATATCTACGTACGGCTTGTCGGTTACCCTGTAACCCATACCCTTGTTTACCGAAAGTTTCGGTACCAGTAGTTCTAAAATGTGAAGGCTGGCCCGTTCTAAGCTTTCCAGGTTATAGCCGTATACGTCATGGTTACCGCTGCAGGCTATTATCGGGCAGGGGCTTTCTTTCATTACGGCCATATATTCCAGCAGTACGCCGTTAGCTACTTCGGGGCTGTCCCATACGTCCCCAGGCTGTATAATCGCTTCGCAGCCGTACGCCTTGGCCATTTCGAATACCTCGCGTAGCTTGTCTATGGCTGCCTGCTTGTAGCTGCCTACGCGATTACGGGGATTCGCGCCTTTTAGGTGTAAGTCACCTGTTACTAAAAAACGTATCATTTACGTAGTACCCCCTAACATGAGAAAATGTAATGCCAATGCCCAATGTTTGCCGCGCACTCTACAGGTTCTATGTTGTAGTCTAAACGCCAGCCTGCAGACGTTCCGCATATCTCCAAAGCATTTACCAGGGCGTCTAACTCTGCTTTACGCCCAGGCGGTACGTTGCTGCATACTTGCAAATTTAATAGATTTTCACGGGTTACTTCATAGTTATCATTTGCCATGCTCATTTACCCCCTTTATCAGTCGTACATATAGCCAGTAGAAAAACAATGCTGCCTATGATACCTACGATAGCTACCCAGCTATCTACGTCCTGGGCTGCTGGCACGGGCTTAGTGCTGGCGGCCATTAATAAACTTACTATCATACTACTGACACCTTACTTACCCCGCTTTTCTGTGTTACTGCTAGGCTATGGTCACTTACAGCGGCCAGGGCTTCATTATGTGTAATTAGGACTATTTGACGCCCGAATTTACTACTGTACTCTTTTAGAAAATACGCTACGTTCGGCGCGAACTCTGCGCTTACGTGCTTACCTACCTCGTCTAAGAATAGCGGCCCTGCTATGCCTTCTAATTCCCCTACTGCCAGGCGAAGCGCCAGGCTTACTACGTCTGCTACCCCGCCGCCGCGGTCGTAATCGGGGGGCTTTAGCTGTGTAGTTACGCCTTCACTAGTCAAATAGTAATCTGCTTCGGGCCTATTACTACGTACTTGCAGGTCTACAGTGAAAGAATATTCCTTACCAAAAACTACGCTCAAAGCGCTAGTTACAATTTCCTCTATGCGGCTTTTCGCTTGCTGCCTGGCGTAATCACTTGTTTTCTGCAGCAGTATTTGTACTTTGTCGAAAGTGTCTAATTGCTGCTGTGCTTCCAGGCGCTTCATTACAGAATCGTCGCGCTGCTGCTCTAGCAACTCTTTTTTGCCTTGACGGACGTCTAACCGTTTTACTGCTTGCCTAATGTCGGCGGCCAGTCTATCGCGTCGGGCACCGTCTACCCTATTAGGTGGCTGTAGCTGCTGCAATTCGGGGCCTGGTACGTTTATTCGTCCTGTTACCGTACCTTTATAGCTACTAGGTACCTGACGCGCTAGCAGCGGGCTAATTGGTTCGCTTTCTACTACCTTTAGTTCAAGTTCTACCGACTGGGCCACTACCCGTAATTCCATTTCTGCGTAATCCATTTTTATAGGCGCTGGCTTTTTGCCGAATAAGTCGTTAAGGTTCTTACTCATATCTGCCACCCCTTTTACACTTTAGGAATAAGACCTTCGACCTTTGTCAATGTCTCATTAATATCCGATTCCAGCCGTGCTATTTCTTCATTGATCGTATCGGGTGTAACGCTTTCAGCTTCCATTTGCTTTACGACCTCTGTTTGCTGGGTTTCGGCTGCAGCCTTTTGGGTTTCGGCTACCGTCTTCGCTTGCTCTGCCCGTTTTAAGTTAATTTTAGCTACTTCAATACGCTGGTTAATATCCATTATCAAATACCCCCGTTTATTTTTTAGTTGACTTTCTTACCACATTTGCCGCAGTTTGTACACTCATGGCCGACACCTAGTACCTGCTGTACCCCATTACTAGCGCCGTCAGCTATCATGCTTAGTATATCGTCCAGGCTGTGCCCGTTGCCCTTTGCTGCCTGTCCTACGGCTGTTACAGCGGCCGCTATTATTGCAATACCGTTATGGACACTAGATATTTTACTTTCTAGCTGTACGCCCTGGCCCGTAGTTACCGCTGTCAAAAACGAAGTACCTGTATACGTTGTTTTATCTTCCGTTCCATCGGTTTTTGTTATTTCCGTTATTACTTTAAATCCCATTATCAAATACCCCCCTCAAATTTTTAATAAAAGTAGTAAGCTACTTTATCCCTTTTTCTTTCCTAAAATCTAACACTAGCTTTACCGCGTCCGCTTCCTCTGCCTTGTATCCTAGGCAATACCTTTTTCCTTGGTGGAATACTGTAGCTGCCCATCTTTTAGAAGCTGTATGAAAGGTTACACCTTTGGTACCGCTTGTCGGTCGTTTCACGGGTATAGCTTGCTTTATAGCGTCTTTCGTCTTTATGAATGGCGCTACGTTCATCAAATTACTATCTACGCAATCTAGACCGTCGTCGTTTAAGTGCGTTGTATGCTGCCCCTTACCAGGTTCTGCTATAACCCTATGAAGCATAGTACATTTAACACGGGCTACTGATATTTTCAAATCGCAGCGGGCGTAAAATGTCTGCTTACGTTTATGCCACATAGGATAAAATTTACCATCTATGGCCTGTACCTTTTCAAGCTTTGAAGTCGATATACGGGCTTCCATTTTGCTGCCGTCTTTCCGCTGTAGAAATATTACGGTGACATTTCCCCGAACTTCATATTCATTTCTCAACTAATTCGCCCCCTTTACAGGCTGCTCGCATAATGGACAAACTTTCAAACTAGCCCATACCGTTTTTAATTCCTGTTGACAAGAATCTACCATTATTACCGCGCTGCGCTCGTCTGTACTAGCCTGGGTAAAAGTGCGTCGCTTTACGTCGTACGTAGCTTTTAGCCCTGCCAGTCGCTGTAACCGTTCTCTACTCGCAGCTAACGCCGCTAATAACTCCCCAGCGTCTGCAACTCCTGCCGTAACATTCACGGCGTTTTGGTACCGCGTAATACAAGCGGTATTTTCCTGGTAGGTTATAGCTAACTTCTGTAATTTACTTAATTTAAGTTCTGTAGCTTTTACCCCACCCAATAACTCACTAGCAATATCTAAATCGGCTGTAGAATCTAAAACGTTTTTTATTTTCTTTACTTCTTCGGTATATTTTTTGTATACTATGGATAAATTAGATAACAAAGAAAGTTTGATGCAATCTTTATCCAGGGTAGAAACTTCCTCTAAAAGTGCGTCTACCCCCGTATAAGTATCTAACTTATGGGTAAGGTCGGCTATGGAGTTTTCCAGCTTCCCCAGCCTGCTGTATAAGCCTAATAACGTGTCGTAGCGTTGTTGGGCTTTTTCCATGTTCAAAATGTCAATTTCTAAATTATCTACAATAGCTAGGCGGTCAAGTTCCTGGGCTAATCCTGTAATTTTTGTGGTTACCTGTATGTACGTATCTTCGTACTTGGCAAGGGTATCATTTCTAATGGCTGCAGCGTCTACCTGCTCTATAAGATACTCGCAAGCTTCCAGCTGGCTTTTCAGCGTTTCCAGGTCTTCAAAATCCTTTAACTCTTTCCCTATACGTTCAATGTCCTTAGTTGTTTGTAACCTTTCTTGGTTAGCCCTATAGTTGTCTTTTGCTACTGATTTTATGGCCAGGTCTATTACTTCGGTACCCGCTATTCTTCCTAATACCTTGGCCCCAGCACTTGGCGGCTCACTGATTAGGAAAGGCGCGTCTAGCTGAAAGGAGAAGTTTAATGTAGCTGCAAAATCACCAAAAGAATGTTTAATTATTCCTAATACCGTTTTTACATCTTCGGGAACTTCTGACTTCTCAAAAATTTTCGGCTCGTCCCCAGGCGCCTGTAAGGTATACGCTGTTTTACCGCTACGCCTTCGCTTTTCTATGATTATGCCGTTAGTTAACGTAATGGCTACCTTTGCTTCTCCTACAGCTTCGTTTATAAATGCTTCCCCTGCTGGGTCATTAAACGCTACCCACCTTACCGCCCTAATTATTGACGTCTTCCCCCCGTCACTAGGCCCAGTAATAACATTAAGCCCAGGCCCTAAGTGAAAGCTACTGTCTACATGTGATTGCCAACCTCTAAGGTGTACCGCTTGAATAATTGACGACACTATTTGCACCCCCTTACTAAATGCTATACTGCAACAAACTTTTGTTTGTTTTTGCCTTTTTGTGTAGCCCTCCATGCCGCATAATCTACTTTTTCTACCCGCTTAGAAGTACCTATATCGTAGTTTGCTATCCCACCATGAGCAGGAGAAGTCTGGAATAATTCGTACACCCGCCGCCTGGAAATATTCTCATAATCCGCTATATGCTGCGCGGTAAGTACGTCGGGTAAATCATCCCAGCGTGTAATTTTTTCTCTTGCTTTTGCTGCCATGTTACACACCTACCTTTACAATTTGTTTCTTTTAGGACACTTCTTCATTAAAAAAAATTTCAATCATTCTTTCGTTTGTAATACCTAGAATCTCTCGTATCTTTACTATTTCTACTTGTGTAAAAGCAGTCTCGCCTTTCAGCTTGCGGTAAAAGGCGCTTTTGCTTATGCCTAAAGCGTCCGATATGTCGCCTGCCTTCTTGCGTTTAGTAAGAAGTTCAACTTTTAAAGCCTGGCTGTCCATAATACCCCTCCTTTCTCGTTTGTTTCCCAAAGGACACTTTCAGTATAAACTAGCATTTACGAATATGTCAACCCGTAAAAGACACTTTTCTGTCGATAAATACTAATAGTTGCATAAACGACACTTTTGTGTTATTATTGCGACAAAGGAAATAATAAGGGGCGAATTACTTTGGACGACGTTAATAACCGATTAGCATACAGAAGAAAAGAATTAAAACTTACTTTAGAAGAAGTAGGCGATATGGTAGGGGTCGGGAAAAGCACGGTAAGAAAATGGGAGACTGGCGATATTGCAAATATGGGCCGCGATAAAATAGCCTTACTCGCTAAAGCTTTAAAGGTATCGCCGCTCTATATTATGGGCCTGGAAGATGATCCTAATTTTACCCCACAAGTAAAAAATGATTTAGTAAGTCTACCTATAGTTGGAAAAGTATCATGTGGCGCTGGTGTACTAGCCTTAGACGAGATAGAGGGCTTCGAACCAACACCCAAAAGCTGGCTTAACGGCGGGGAATATTTTTATACACGCACACAGGGCGATAGCATGATAAACGCTCGTATACACGACGGCGATCTCGTTTTAATACGTAAGCAGTCCGACGTAAACGATGGAGAGATTGCAGCTGTAGTAGTAGACGACCGCATATTACTTAAACGTGTATATAAGCGTAACGGCTCAATTATTCTGCAATCAGAAAATAACCTGTACCCTCCGCAAATATATAACAGTAATAATGCTAATAATTGTTTTATTGTTGGTAAATTGAAAAAAGTGGTTATCAGTTACTAATAAAATAAAAATATATAAAAGTGGTTTTCTTAGGCAGGGGTAGTTTTTAGAAAAACCATTACAGTAAAAAGAGAACGAAAAGAAATACCCCTAAGAGAAAGAGATACTATTATATATATATAATTATTATTATTATTATTATTTATATATATATATTATATGTTATTACTATAGATACTATATAGTATCTAGTCCCTTACGGTTACCTGTACAAATGTACTGTTAATAATAGGTAAATTACATGAAGGAGGGTTAATCTATGCAAGGTCACTTTTACAAACGGGGGGCTACTTGGACATACTTAATAGATATTGGTACTAATCCCGCTACAGGCAAGCGACAGCAAAAGAAAAAAGGCGGCTTCAAAACAAAGAAAGAAGCCCAGGCGGCGGCCGCAGAATTACAGAAGGATTTAAACGACGGTACCTACTTCGAAGAAAGGGACGTAGTGTTCAGACTTTTCGCTATGGAATGGTTAGACGGCTATAGGGAAAGCGTTAAAGAAAGCACGGTTAGGGTTCGTGAGCATGAAATAGGCTGCTTAAAACACTATTTTAAAGAAGTGAAGATTAGCGGCATTACAAAGCGGGCTTACCAAAACGCGCTAATAGATATGAAAAAAAGAGGTTATGCAGAAAATACAATCGCTGGCGTACACGGCACGGCCCGTATGATATTCAAGAAGGCTGTAGAATTCGATATGCTGAAAATAGATCCTACCCAATACGCTAAGGTTCCTAAAACGCAGCAGACAGTCGAAGACATAGAAAACAAGGACGCTATACCTAAATACCTGGAAAAGAAAGAACTAGCGCTATTTCTTAAAACGGCCCAGGAAAAAGGGCTACCAGGCGACTATGAAATGTTCTTGACGCTATCCTACAGCGGTATACGTGCTGGCGAACTTTGCCCCTTAAAGAATTCAGATATAAATAGTACAGATAACACTATAAGCATTACTAAAACGTACTATAACCCCATCAATTCTATTACCCAATACAAGCTACAAACACCTAAAACAACGAGTTCTATAAGAACTATCGAAGTCGATAACATTGTAATAAAGGCTATGGAACGACTTATTGCCCAGCAAAAAGAGGTCAAAATGAAACATCGTAAAACGTACCACGATAAAGGTTTCATTTTTACAAATGAGAGATACCACGGCTACCCTATCTATATTAAGTTTATAGAAAATAGAATGTCGCGTCTTTTGAAGCTGGCAGGGCTAAACGAAGAACTAACACCCCATTCTCTACGTCATACCCATACGTCGCTACTAGCGGAAGCTGGGGCCAGTTTAGAAGCAATCATGGAACGACTTGGACACTGTGACGACGACGTAACTAAAAGAGTTTATTTACACGTAACCCAAACAGTAAAAAAAGATACCTCCCAAAAGTTCAGCCAACTAATGGGAAGTATCTAA